TTACTCACCGCGATAAATACAGCCACTGGTGCAGGTCTCGTGGATACGAATGGCGCTGAGTTCCGGCAGCAAGGGCTTCAACTCGTTCCAGATCCACTTGGCCAGCACTTCGCTGGTCGGGTTCTCCAGGCCGGGGATGTCGTTGAGGTAGTTGTGGTCGAGGCGCTCATAGAGCGGCTTGAAAATCGCCTTGATCTCCGAAAAGTCACGGATCCAGCCGGTATGCGGGTCAAGGTCGCCGCTCAGGTGGATGGCCACCTTGAAGGAGTGACCATGCAGGCGCCCGCACTTATGGCCTTCGGGGACGTGAGGCAAGCGGTGGGCGGACTCGAATGTGAACTCTTTGAAAATTTCCACGGTATGACCTGTAAGGCTTGATTTTGGCGGGGTGTATGAGGGTTTCGTTTGCTGGTGTACTGATCAATGTACTGATTGGTCTTCGCTGGGGGTTGTTGCAGCCATCCATTCAGCAATGACTGACTGGCGCCAGGCGACCGAGTTTGGGCCTATTCTAACCTGTTTTGGGAAGGTGCCCTCCCTGATCCGTCGATAAACAGTATTGCGGCCCAGGCCGGTTGTGTGAAGCACCTCGTCGATGCGTAGGAAGCGGTCGATATCTTGCAGATGGTTTGTGCTCATGGCTTCACCTTCAGGCCAGCGGCCTCTAGTTGCGCACGGTCATAGACGGGGGTCTTCTTGCACATGCGGTCCGTTATCTTTTCCGCATACTCGACATCCCAAACCGACCGGCCCCCACCACAAGCGGCGTAGTCGCCTATCACGGCGTATGGCTCAGGAAGCTCCACCTCAATGGCTGCGCGGGAGTTAATCCAAACCTCAAGCCGATCGGTGAAAATCCAGAATTGAGGATGCCCCACGTATTGACTGCTTTGCTCGCACCAATACAGTCCGGCTGGCAATGCATATTTCGCCTCAAACTCTTCCCGCATTTTCTCAGTGCTCATCACTCATCCTCCCCAGCTTTGGCGCGGGACTGGGCCAATTCCAGGCAGATAGACCAAGCAAAATTCAGAGGTTGCTCGAAATAAAAGCCATTTACCTTTTCAGTCGAAAAACCTCTTTCTGATACGAGGCGTTCAAACAAGACTCGATCCCAAGTTTCGTCGTAGATGGGCTGCGGCGGGGTAGGTGCAGCGGCGAGCATGTCGCGGTACGCATCATCCATGTCTGGGTCGTCATAGGCCTGACGCTTGGAATACCACGTCTCGGAAAATGCGATGACCATATCGTCGGTTGGCTTAACCGGCACCAGCTTGAAGCCCTTCGGAATATTCATACCACCTCCACAGCCTTGAATTGACCAGGCCGCCAAAGCCTGCTTGGCTCGCCACGGTAGAAGCTGACGTAGCTCCCTCGGGTTGATGTCGACTTGCTGACCCGGTGCCAGCGGCCGGTGTTGTCTTGGATTCGGTGGGTGGTCATGGTGTATCTCCAGGGCTCATGGCGGCGTCGATCGCTTCGCCCCGGCTCGGATACCAGGCTGTTGGGTTCTTGTCTCCGTACTCGCCAATATGCGCCCGCCACTTGCCGTGGAACCGGGCAACCCAATTACCTTCTACGCATGTCCACCGATACCGCTCCGCATCCTTGCGCAGCGCCTCGTTCTCGGCCTTCAGCATTTCAACCTCTTGCCAGAGGCGGTCAGCAAGCGGATCAAACCAGCCAACCATTTTTTTCAAGCTGCGCATGTGTGCGGCGAGCTCGGCGGACGTTTGTTCGCGGACGTAGGTCATAGGTCGCCCTCATCATCAAAGTCCGATGGGGTTCCTGCCGTAGCCAGCGAAAGAACCTTCTCGGCCTTTCCCATCAGCTCTGGATAGTGATCATTCCAATTTTGCTTGTAGGCCTTCGCCATCAGTTCTTCCAGCATTGCGAGAAGCTGTGGAGCTGTCCGTATCAGGTATGCATTTGCCCACGATTCATCGCCAATCACGAACTTGATACCGTTGTGATCCATGGCCCCGATCATGGCCACCTCAAGCGGGTCACCGTCACGAATCACGCTAATGCAGTAGTCTTGGCGGTCTACAAGCCATTCTTCTTTGGTGTGATTACTCATGCCTTCCTCCCAGCTTCACGCTGTGCTTTGTTCCAGCCGGCTGCCCAGCGATGGTTAGAGACGGGTGATTTATCCCCGTCGAATGGGTTGTCTTTGGGGCCTAAGCCTTTGATGAAGGCCAGGAAGCCCTGCTCAAACGGGGTAATGCTCCGGCCGTGCAGCTCAGCAGTGGCCATGGCGTTCCACCTCGATGCGCTTCTGGATCCCTACCCGGTAGCTCTCCGGCCGTTCCGCCGCAGTGCGCTCGATGTTCTCAAGCACCCGGCCAACACCGCCAAGGATCGGGTCAATCTGCCGCCCGGCTTTGATCAGCTCATCAGCCAGGTTCCAGCCTTCGATTTCTTCAATGCGAGACATGGGGTGTCCTTGCCGCGCTGGGCGGCAGAAGGTGGGGGAGAGTTATGCGATCGGCACGTAAGCTTCGCCGCGGCGTTCAGCCGAAGCCTTTCGGTAAGTCTCGTTGGTGTATGGAGCATCAGGCTCGCGACGGACAAAGGTCATCTGGTAGTGGGAGCCTTTGGCGCGATGCGTTCCGGCGCAGTACTTCTCGATCAGGTACTGGGCGTCGTGCTTATCGCCTTTCTCCGCGCGGCTGCCGGTACCGATGGTCCCGCCTTTCCACGACCCCTTTTCTGGGCCTGTCTCGCCGTCAAAAGCGATATCCAGCTCAACGAAAGTTCGCGTAGGGCGCAGCGCACCGAAGTACTTTTTCACCCAGCCGGTACCGATTCGGTAAACGCGCTTCTCCATATGGCAATAGGCTCGTATTTCCTGGCCGTCATAGTCCTTAAGCAAAAACACATAGCGGGGCATTGTGTCTTTGATGGCCTGAGCTTCCTTGTAGCCAAGGCGAACACCTTTGCTCTTCTCGATATGCTCAACGCCGCTTGCGTCACACAGCGCATTCAGGACCAGATCGAATTCGCGCCAAGGGAATGAGAAGTACCGAGACTTTTCGGATTGCGAGTCCATTGTGCTAGGCCCGAAATTCGTGTGGATTCCTCGGGTTTGCAGGCGGAACCCGTACTTGCGAGCGTGATACTCGAAGTAGTCGAGATGCCCGAACTGTTCAAGCCGTCGTGCTGTAGCTTCTGGGCTCAATGTAGTGAATGTGTGCTTCTGTGCCCAAGGCTTGATGATGTTGGGAATTTTGATCCAGGCCGAATGCTTCCAGACATGGATGATCAGCTTGTTTCCCGGGTAGTCGCCGTTGTCGCCGGAGTCGATGGCGATGCCGAATATGCTGTCACGCTGGCCCTTGTAGTAGAGGTCGATGAAGTTGAGGATCACGAACTTGTCTTGCCATGGATTGGCCCTGAAAACGTTGCGGGAAAACCAGGCTTTGATTATTTCGAACATGCAGGAATACCTCGCCCGCCGCTCACCGGCAGGCATGTAGGGGGATTGGGGTTATTGCGCCGGCGGCAACATCTTCTGCGCAGCTTCAACCATTCGGCGCCCGTCGGGCAGCAGCATGTGAGGCATGAAAACCTCTTCGAACGTCATGAGCTGGCACTCGACCGCAGTGACCTGGGCCTTGACCCAGTCGCGAAGCATTGAGCAGACGGCGATCTGTGCAATGTCTGCTGCCTTCTGCCGGTGTTCGTCCGGCGTCGAGCGCATGCGGCTGCTGTGCGGATGCTCGCGAAGCCAGGCGCTGGCATAGCCGCCCCAGTGCCCGGGCAACTGCACCGTGCGGCCGCGGTGTTCGAACTGCACCAGGGTGATCTGCTCCTTGGCCTTGTGCATGATCCCGTAGTTGTCGCAGCCGAAGCGGCCCAGGATTTTCTGGATTTCGGCGAAGGCTTTGTCGCCGCTGGTGGCGTTTTCGTACGGCAGGCTCATGGCCTCGGCCCCTTGTAGATTAAGGCGTAGGCGAACCAGAGGGTGGCGATCATGGCGTCACCGCCAGCTTCTGCCATTCCTTGTAGCCGTCGGCGTACTCCCAGCAGTAAGTGGCCGGCCAGGCGCCGCGTGTGCCTTCCTTCACGAAGTTGTAGTTCCAGCCTCCCTTGGTCGGGGTGGTCTTAATCCAGACGTGCTGTGGGCCGCCCAGGAACCAACCGTGATACTGGGTAACGGCCTCAGTCATAAACTCGGTGAAGTCGTGGTGGCCTTTGCTCATAACGATGTAGGTGTCACTGCCTACGCTCTCCACGTCGAGCGGATACTTTTGTTCAGGCATACCGGTTCCTTGCCGCTATAGCGGCTGACTTTGAAGGGGGAGGAGTTACTTGGTGTTGAGGCGGGTTACTTCGTCGAGGCAGGTGTTCCAGCCACTCGCATAATGCGATTCAGTGCAGACACCATCGTCGCCCAGCAGGCGCTCAGGCAGCACCACAGCTACCGGCGCGGGCTGCTCGGCGCCAAACTCCAGGTATGCAACCCAAAGGCCCTGTACATACTCGTCGGCGTAACCGGTGCGGTCATCACCGCGGGCCAAAGATCGCCCATCAAGGAATCCATAGACCGGGTGCTTCGTTGCCATCACCCACTTCTGGAATCGCTCGCGCTTACCTTCAACTTGCGATTTTGCGCAAGGTGCCGATTCTGCATCCAGCAAGGCGCGCAACTGACCCGCAGCATTACCACCGACGCCCCACTGCTGCACGGTATCGGTGTAAAGGCTTTGCAGAAGTGCACGCGGCACGCCGTCAATCGTTTGCTTGGTGGTCATGGCTTACTCCAGCTTTCAATGATCTTGAGGCAGCGCTTACAAGTCACATCATTTCGATATGTACTCATAACAGGGTCATCGCTTTCGGTGCCGCACATCAGCGTATCGGGATGATCCGTATCGGATTCGGTTCCGCCATCGAAGTCGTCGTAATGAACGGCCTTCTTGCTCATAAATCACCTCAAATCAGTTGTGCCAGTGCCAGCAGGCACCAGCAGTAGGCGGGGAGTTGGGTTAGGGCTTATATCCAGGTCGAAATCCTGTGCCATTAACGTCTTCGCAAAGCTGGGCGTCGCACTCTGGGCAGTCTGTAAAGCCGCAGCTTTCGGCTTCTTCGCACTGCTTGCACCCCGGTGTCGGTCCGTACTCGACAGCAGGCGCTGTACTGGCAAACGATCGATTGGCACCGATACGCTTCGCGATTGCATCAATCTCGCGCTGCATGAGCACTACCTCTTCCTCATCGTTGATTTCTTCGAACTGCCAAATGAGCTCAAGGTTTTCGATAACGCCCTGCGCGTACCGGCGAGCCATGTCTTTTAGGATTGCTCGGCGCTCACGCTTCATCGCCACCACCCTCTGCTGGCTTGAGTGCGGCCTCAGCGATGCTCAGTACCGCCTCGACTGACTCGACAGCCATGGCCCAATCGCTCTCTACGAACGACTGGCACCGGAACTGAATACGGGATAATGCAGTTGTCATCACATCCACTCGCTCATCCGCTGCGGTCAGCAGGGCTTGCAGGGCGTCACGCTCGGCTTTGAGTCGCGAGATTACTTCGTGCAAGGTCTGCGCACTGGCTTCGGCCGACTCTACATTTTCCAGCGCCGCGTCACGCTCGGCGGTTACCCGGTCGAAGTGTGTAGCCTCAACCATATAAGCCGTCCTCAATGGCCCATGAAGCAATACTTCTACTCGCTTCACTTCACTCATGACCCACCTCCAAATAATCAGAAATCACAACCTCCGCCCTCTGTAGGCAACCGGCATAAACACAAAATTGCCTCGGTCATCTTGAATGACCGTCCACTCAGCATTGGTCAGTCGAACCATTAGCTCGCTGAATCGGTATTGGCGGATCATGGGGTTCTCCGAAATTCAGTCGCCGCAGAAGCAGTCAATGTCTTCGGCGAGATAGTCGAAATCAAAATCGGTTTGCCTGGCGCGCTGCTCAGCTGACCAGCCCATCGTTTTGTAATCTGCTCGGTCTTGGCGGAATACCTGGCCGAAGCGCTCTTCGGTGCCGGACCACCACAGCACGCGTGACGGGTCTTCGATGATGGTCTTGATCAGCTTTCCTTCGTTTTTCTTCCAGCACAGGTCGCAGTTGCCGAAATCTGAATCCATACCCAGGTCGAACGGCTGAGCCTTCCAGAACTCCGCGACATCCTCCTTCGTGATGCCTGCGGTATAAGAGGGGCAAAGGTTGTCCCAGCGGGTACCGCCGCGGTCGTTGGAAGCCATCATGCGGTGGTAGCGCTTCGGCTCGTCGTATCGAATTCCGACAACACAGTCCCATTCGGTGTAGCCCAGGGCCCGCATGTGCTTCTCGCCGATCTTGACCTTTAGGTATGCGGTGCACATGTTGTTGGAGAAGTTTGGCAGCACCGGAGGAAGGTTCTTCACGTCTTTTCGGTATGCCGCGTAATACTCGAGCATCATCGTGAAGGGCTCGCCTTTGCGGCTGGCCGTCTGGAAGTCCACCAGCTTGTACCACGGTGCGTCGTCAGGCTGGCCGTACACTCGGCACCACTCCATCCATACGACCGGGACATCCCACCGTTTTGAAATCTGGTCTATGAATATAAGGGTTTCTTCGCGTTCTTTGCCGGTGTTCTGGAAGAAGAAGTGAACATCTGGCGGCAGCTGGAAGTTGTGCGCCTCCAGTATCATCCGGCCCATATGGGCGCTGGTTCTGCCGCCGCTAAGCCCGATCTGGGCGGGACCGGTGATCAAGTAGGGATTCATGTTTCCTCCAGATAGGCGCCGCCCTCCGCGTTACCGGATGCAGCGAGTAGGGTGGGTTATTCGTCGTGGCAGATGCGAAGGGCTTCGCGGTTGTAGGCTTTATTCGTCTTCTGGCGGCGCCACAAACTCTGAAAGCAATTCCGCGACACGCTTGCTTATGGTTATTTCGTGTCGCGGAGTGCGCATCGCCTCAGAAGACCCTTCCGGGCCCAGTGCGTGAGCGTTGAGTATGAGGTTCTGAATGGCCTCGTTCTGTTCCTCTACCTGGTTCCAAGCCATAAGGTCAGCAAGCTTCTGCTCGATGCCTGGGCGAACCCGGTGCCTCAGTTCTTTTTCCGCGTAGATTGCTCGTTTAGCTGCGGCCAGGGCCGATCGCTCTCGCGCTGTCATCGCCATACTTGTCAGTCCAATGCGAATGGGTCGTAGAGTGGGCTGGACCTCCATGTCTGCCTGTACAGTTCCGGAGGAAGCCACTCTTCGTTGAGGTAGAAAATCCACTCATCCGGGCGAGTTAGGATTGCCCGGTTGAGTTTTTCGTTGTTCATCCAGCTAGGTATGAGTTGCCAGTTCAGTGCCGTGTGCAGCCCGGATACTCTGCGGCCCTGGAGAGGAAAGACGTGATCAATGGCCCATTTGATTCCAGTGGCCTTTTCGCGATCTACTCGCAGAGATCTGAGCTCACGCCATACGAAACGATCAAGCTCAATATTCCATTTCGGAGTTTGACGAACCTCGGCGGCATAACGCTTCAGCGCCGACGCTTTCATCCTTTCCGCTCGGCCGGGTATTCCATGTCGATTTCTCCAGTCCTCATACTCGGCGCTAAGCGCTGGGCGAGAGGAAAGTAGATGTCTGCTCAGGCTGTCCGGATTGCGCCTGTACTGAGCCTTGCAGTGCTCGTCATACGCAGCGCTCTCTATAGCGGCCTGCTGTTCCTTTGTAAGGGCATTCCACTTTTCCTTGGCTTCTGCCCGCGCCTTCTTTCTCTCCTTTGGCGTCATAGGATTCCTGACGCCATCCCATTTTGGGAGAGTTATTGCTCCGGTCTTGGCCATGGCCTACCTCTTCTATTCCGCTGGCCGGCAGTGCGAGCCAGGTTTGACGTTTGCGTTGCTGGGTGCGGGCTATGCGGCGCATGAAGTCTTGCCCTGGCGTGCTTTGGGGTAGTCGATACCGTACTCATCCAGAATGCGTGTCAGCGTGCCATGCGAGATAGCGAGCTTTCCGCAGACCACTCGCCTGGATATCCCCAGCTCCTTGAATGCCTGTATGCGCTCGGCGTACTTGGCATCGCGAACTTTGGTTTCAGCTTTCCACTTTTCTCCATAGTGGCCGCCGTGACTGGAGCGCTTGAATGAAAATCCAAAATCCTTTGCTAACCCCCTGAGCGTTCTTGGCGTCATCCCGGTGGCGGCCGATACTTCCGTCTGGGTGTGCGTCGACGCCATGGCCTTTACCATTTCGGCCTTCTCTAAACGCCTATCGATTCTTGCGTCGAGCGGCGCGATGGGCAGGGGAGCCGCTTCAGCCCGGCGACGAACAAACGGCTTGGGCGCCGGCGGCATCTGGTTGCTGTAGGTGATCGGCTTGGGGATGTAGCCGCTGGCCGGGCCTTCCTCAATCCGCCCGCCGGCCGCCACAAACTCAGCGACCTGGGCGGCAAGTTCTTCCTGGGCAGGGCGCAGGCGCTCTACTTCGTTATGGAGGATGCTGATCATGCTGCTATCCCCAAGACCCGATTCATCCGGTCGTCCAAGATTTCGTAGAAGGTGCTGACCCGCTCCGACAGCTTGCGGATCATCGCCTCGTCCCGGTAGGCGCGCTTGATGAACAGCGGCATGCCGGGCCAGTAACAAACAAAGTCGATCCACTCGCGTTCCGACACCCACAGGCCGCCCTGGCACTGGGCGACGTGTTCCTTTGGAATTTCGCCGGACAGAATCACTTCGACCTGAAACTTCGGCAGCTTGGTTTTGATCTCCGTCAAGCCGGACTTGCCCACCAGAGAGTCAGGCGAATAGCCCGCGCCGTGGTTAAGGATGATCGCAACCTGCTTGGTCTCGACCTCTTCACGCTGTTCGTACAGCTTTCGGGCAAAGCCTTCCAGCTCATGGCCGCGCTCTGTGTGCCGATTCCCCATGAACGGATCAGCAGCTTCGCCGGTGATGCGCTCGCCGATGAGCGTGTTCATGTAGGTGAAGGCGCCTGCGCCGAAACCTGCGTCGCCTTTGCCGTTGACCAGCAGACATTCCAGTTCCGAGCATGTGACGATACCCAAGCGCAGGGCCAGCCACTCAGGCGAACCCTGTTCAACCTCAGTGATTATTTGCATGGCTGTTTACCCCGCTTGCTGAGCCGCTTTGGCCGCTTTTGAGATTGAGTTATTCAACCCAGCTACTACGCCGTCAAAAGCTGACTTCGCGATCTGCCCAGGGTCGCCGTACATCTTTTCAAAGTTGGCGTGCACGGCAGTGCTGCACTTGTCGAGCAGGGTTTGCACCTGCTTGGCCTGCGCCGGGGTGATCAATTGCTCGCCCTGATCTTTGTAGCCGTCGTTGTCGTAGTCGTCGCCGCTTGTGATGTTCAGCAGCGCGCACATCACGTAACGCTTGCCGTAGGTAGTCGTTGATCCAACTTCCTGTACAGCGCTTCGCTGGGCGCCCTTGTCCAGCGGCAAAATCATCTCGGTCTCTTCTCGGTGACCAGCTTTGTGCATCAGGATCCCGATGATTTTTACGGCGCCGTCGTTGTTCTTTACCTTGAAGGAAACGCCAAAGCCGAACTTGGCCATGACCGGCCTCACTGCAAAGTTGATGTCGTCCAGGTCGGCGTACATCTTCTTTGTATGCGTGTTCTGGGTACGCTTCTCTACCGAAGGCATCTCGCACTGCATCTCAGCGAATGCAGCGTTGAATGCCTCCAGGGCGCTCTTGGCTTCCATGCGCTCCTGAAGAGCCATCAAGCGTTCGAGTTTTTCCATGTCGCAGCGCGGGTCAAGTGCAAGCCGGCTGATGGTAGCCAGCATGCTTACCTCTTGGTCTTGGTGAACGGCGATAGATTGCTGCCGCTCTGGAGGCATAACGATATCTTGGGGCATTTTCATAACCTCAGAATTGAATGGAGACGTTCGGCACTTCGCCGCGGGCGATCTTCAGCACGATGGCCTTGGCCAGCTCTTCGCTGATGTTCATATCGATCAAAGCCTGTTTGGCTTCGCCCAGGATTTTCGACTTGTGCGCTACGTCAGCCTGGCGCGCCTGCTGCTGGCGCAGGATTTCATCCGCTGCCGCATTGGCACGCGCAATCTCGTCTTGGCGGGCCTGTTCAACTGCTGCTGCTTGGCGCTCGGCAGCGGCGACACGCTCTTGTTCGGCGCGCTGCTCGGCGGCGATGCGGTTGGTTTCAGCCTGTGCCGCAGCTGCGCGGGACTGTTCGGCCTGCAGTTCCAGCTGTAGGCGTTGGCGCTCGGCAGCGGCCTCGGCATCCAGTACGGCCTGTGCGGCGGCGCGTTGAGTGGCGGCGGCCTGGTCCAGCAGTTCCTGCTCGCGGCGCGCTGCGGCATCACGTTCGGCCTGGGCTTCTTGCTCAGCCTGGATTCGGGCCTGTTCGGCGGCCACTCTGGCAATCTCTGCATCGCGGTTGCGCTGGGCCTGAGCTTCTGCCTCTGCACGCAGACGTGTCAGTTCGGCCTGTTCGGCCTCTTGCTGGGCGCGCTCGGAATGCAGGGTGCGCAGCTTCGCCAGAGTCTGGTCCTTCACCTGCGCGGCTTCGGCCAGGAACTCTTCCCATGCATCGTTGATTTCGATGGCTTCGAGATCGGCAATGACCCGGGCAACCACGGATGCCGGTGGGGTTTCGCCGAACAGGACCATGTCCTTCATGCTGTCGATCCCATCGACGTGCTTATCTTTGCGTGCCTGGTCGGCGTTTTCCCAATCCGTCAGGGGTTGACGGGTGGAATCGCGCAGGTTGTCCATCTTGGTCACGAAGTCTCGCAGCTCGGCTTCCACCACCTTCGGCATTTCCTTGAGGCGCTTCAGGTAGTCGCGACCAGGCGTCTCGACTGCCTTTTTGGACTTGCTTACCGTTGCGGCCAGGGATGCAATGCGAGCGCGACCTTTCACAGTGCTCAGATCGGGCACCTCGCCGGTGACTTCTGCCTTTACCGCCTCGAAGAACTGGCCCAGGCCACCGGCTACGTAAATGGCAGGAGCATTGTCGGCGCTGATGTCGTCGATGGTGATTACTTGCTGTTGTGCGGACACGGTGACTCCCTGCCGCGATGCTCGCAGCGATTGAAGGTGTGGGTTATTGAGTGATTCGATCAGCGAGCGCGCCGAGCAACATCACGAAAGTAAAGAATGCGAGTGCTATGGCAGACCCGCGCCAGAAGCAGTAGCGCTTGGCTCTTTGGTAGGAGGTCATGGGCTAAGCCTTTCAGGCTCTGCGCCGTCAGCAAACATGAACACAACGCCAAGCTCTTTGGCGATGGATACCTCAAGGCGTGCGCCACGTGATGCGGTCCAGCCCGGCAGCAGCATGATTGCCTCGCAGCTTGCAAGGCAGCCAATGTCGTAGCGGAGGTAGTCCGCCCACTGGGCGCCAGGCACAAGGCCATGATCTGCTGGATTCTCTACGTGCCAACCAGCAGCGCGCATCTTATCGGCCATCGCGTTGAAGGCCGGGAAGTTGTAGTCAGCAATGCCGGTCATTGGGCCAGCTATGTACACGCGCATTTCCCGGTCAGCGTCGAGAAGAACGCGTGGCACGCCGCCAATCTTTTGGTTGGTCATAAGCTCACCTTGCAAGTCCAGCGGCCCGCACACTTGCAAGGCTGCTCGATCCATTTCACTTCGGCCAAAAGCAAGAAGCCTCGATTTCTCAAGGCTTCCACGATTCCTGTAAATGATCCGGCGATGATAGTCATGACGCCTCTCCTTGCCGGCGCTCGTAGATACGGTGCAGGCGCTCGGTGTAGTGGACATCCTCAGCCGCGTCGATCACGCCAAGGGTGCGGAAGATCAGGATTGCGGTGTTGGCCGAGGCCTTGACCGCGATAGGGCTGCACTCCGGGTCGATCACCCTGGCGATGTAGCTTTCAAGCATGCCGACGGCCAGGTCGTGCTGGGATGGCTGTGAGTGAGTCATGCTGCCAGGCTCCCATAGCGGCGCTTGCGGGCGTCAATCTCATGCCACAGCGCCTTCTCGATCATCGGGACGTAGTCCTTGCTCTCGGCAATCACCGCCAACTCCATCTGGCACACGTCCATAGGAACGCCGTCCTCGTCGTACATCGTTCCCGACACGACCTGAAACTCCAGTTCCCGGCTACCGAAGTAGTCCCAGTCACTGTTCCATGTGTTCCAGCTCGGCTTGATGTCCTCGCAATACGTCACCTCCACCTGGAGGACGTACCCTTCAACAATTACTTCGTAAGTCATGGTCGCCTCCAGGGTGTCGGGGTTATTTTTGCGTGCAGAGATAGCCGCGAGTGGTGCCTTCCTTCTTGATCTGCAATGCAGCCTGCTCGCATCGCTCAAGCGATGAATACTCAGCAGTAGTCACGGTCGTATTGGGATAGCTGTATATCCAGATCCACAAGATATAGGCGCTCATGGCGACCTCCAGTGTTTGGGGTTAGGCGGAATCAGCGGCGATAGGCGTCTTGGAGTTGGCGCTTGAGCGACTCGACTTCGTTTTCAAGCTGCTTGACGCGGGCGCCGACAATCTCAGGGCCCATCAGGTCGCACAGTGGCTTAACCAGTGCCTCGTATGGGCTGAAGCTGATGTAGTGATCGACCCAATAGCCATCACTGACCTTTACCATTGAGTCGCTGACCTTCTCGATCTTTCCGGCGATCATGTTCTTGATGACCTCGGTTACCCGAGCGCCAATGTTCGAATCGGTATCGGTCACGACGTGCGGCAAGTACGCGCAGTAGAGGTCACCCATGACCCCGTCGATCACTTCCTTTGCCTGCGCCTTGAGTTTATTCATCGCCTCAACCAGCAGTTCTTCACGCACTTCTTCGTTCGATTTGACGTCCATGGCTTGCTCCGTTGTTTGTTTGGTTCACCTGTATTCGTCAACACTCATGCCTCCCGCTGGTTGCCGATGGGCGCGGGGGAGGAGTGCTGACGGATAAATTGAATTCGTTTAGGCGGCGGGTGCCGATGCCGTTTTGCGGCCTGTCTGCAGGTCAATAGCGTGGGCGTTGTACTGTCTGGCGATGCGCTCGTAATGCTCTTGCAGGGAGCGAAGAGCGCGAGCGAGAGTTGCATCGCTTGCGGTATGCAACCACCGAGCCCGCGTGCCGTAGCCCGCGCTTTTAACTTGATAGCTGATACCGCGATCATCCTCGCGCCGCTCTACGCGCAGAGTCGAAAGTCGGTTAGAGCCGCTGGTTTGAATGCCGGTCGCGATGAACACAACATCCGAATCCTTGCCTTTGTGAACGGTCCAGCTATAGCCGGGCATGATTTTCACCAGCTCGGCTCTGAATTCTGATCGCTTCATGAATGTTTCCCTGATTCGGGGGAGGAGTGCTGACGTAATAGAGGCGCGTAAAAAAGCCCGAGCATTGCCCGGGCTTTCGGTGCTCCACATAGACCTCCCTACGTGGCGCGGGGTATCTACTTCACTGAGCTATTTCATGGCTGTATCCCCCGTTGCTTGCTGGAAAGAAAATCCGCATGTGCGGGCTGCTGCTACCTTTCGGCTCCCTCCCGGCGGGATGTGCAGTGGGCCCCGGGTGATGCAGATAACGCTGGATTCCCGGGCGTCTCTTTCGATATCGCCACCAGCGCGAGAGCGGCTATCTGTACCTGCATCGGGGTGTGATCTGACCCAATCCGCCTACACACCATCGATGGATGTGCATTCGTCGCAACCAGATCACACTCCGATACAGCCTCTCCCTATACGAGTCTCCCCAAGGAAAGGATCGGGCCAATTTTCGTCTGGCTGACGTGCAAGGAGAGGATTAGGCCGCTACCGATTGATTCATCAGTTCGGCGTAAGCGCTGAGCGCTTCTTCGCGGGTATCGCCGAATGCGTAATTAGCCGACGACTGCAGGTCTTCAAACCCTTCGCCTACCACGCACCACGCACTGCCATCCTTCATCACGCGGATGGCCCACCAAGGCTTCTGGAACCCGTCAGTGCGGCAGGTGTTGCAGGCCCAGGTGCCGCCGTAGATGAAGCCTGTTTGCTTGCACTGGCCGTGCGGGAATGGATGAATGAAGTAGATCTTGCCGTCGCGGATCATTTCGTCGGCCTTGTACCATCCCTGCATGCGCTCGGCCTTGTATGCGCCGTCGATGGCATCAGCAAGCTCAACTCCTTGAACGCGAGAGTTGAAGCCGCCACCAAAATGGGCATCGAGGCTTGAAGGCTTGAATATCTGGTAGGCGTATTGGATCTTGCTTGGCCGCTTGCTCATGGCTTGCTCCAGTTGATAGGGTTTCCAAATACCTCCAGGGGGGCTAGAGGCATTTGTGAAACCAGATGGCAGGCCTGAAACAGCAGGGCGCCATCTGTGAGCCCGGTCCAGCTACTGGCTACGGATCGGGGTAGTTCGTCAGAGGTTTGATGCAGGGGGCGGCCTTGCGCCGTGTGGACTCATCCGCATCCCGCTGCGCACTCTGTGAATGCGCAGGAGGATGGTTCATGCTGCAAACAGCTCTTGCTGGTGTGGCTGAGGCGAACAGCGCTGGATTCCGGCCCGTATGGCTGACTCCAGCAGTTCGGCGTCTTGTTCAAGCTCAGGGAAGGCCTCGGCAAACTCGCTGACCGCGCTGCGCAGACCGGCGGCCTCACGCTGCAGAGCTGGAATCACGATGCTGATCATGTTGCCGATCGTGCGCAGATCAAGGCTGCATTCCCGGCAAAGCCGGATGTAGTCGAGGATGTACTTGGGCATTTCGTCTCTCCTGGTTGTCATCCCAAGCAGCCCTCGCGAGAAGGCTGCTCAGTGATGCTGTCCAGTTGAACCCCCGAGAAATCCTCGGTAGTTCGTTTCTCCACCACGCGCATCGCCCGATTCATATCTCTGGCCAGGTCACACATTTCGTGTCCGGTGTTCTTCCTGGCTGGCTTGCGTGGTTTCGCGTACTCACATGTGGGAGTACGGCAGCTATCCAGAGGCTGCATGGGCGGCGGTTTAGCTTCTTCCGACCCAGGTAATGGCCTGGGTACGTCGCGGGGGTCACGTCTGGTTGTTAAAGAGCGGCAGGCCCTGAGGCCCTGGCGAGTCCCTGTTGGGTGACTCGATGGAGTGACTATACGAATCCTCATAATATTGGTCAATACGTTTATGCATAATATTTTCTGTAGGCGTAAAAAAACCCGCGGCGGCGGGTTGTGGTTTTCTTTCTGCCTGGTTAGCTGCATCCGTTCATACCAAACTGCAATACGGCTGATTGGGCCTCTCCGATGCTGGCAGGCCTAACGTAGACCTTGCCGTCAGACGATTCCACAATGTATCGGATAGACATAGCGCTATTGTTCTTTCCGGAAATGTACAGCGAAGCCGAACCGATTTTTGACAGTGGAAACATGCTTTCTATTTTCACCGAGTCGATCATGGCGTACCCCTTACAGGTCTGGCTTGTGCTGCCAAGGCTATTCAGAATGTTAGCGCCTAGTTTGCGCACAAGGCTTTCGCTAGCCTTATCAAAGGCGACATGAGCATCCCACGCATAAGCAGCGCCCGCGCTGGCAGAAAGAAGCGCTCCCAAGGCTAAAACCTTTTTAGCTAAAGACAATTAACACTCCTTCTGGCTTTGATTTCTCTAAAGAACCGATCTAGGCCATTTAGCATCAATCACACGACCTACAACTGTCCAGGTGTTATCCACCTCAACCGTTGGGAATGCTGGATTAAGAGGCTTGAGATAGGCCCTTCCAGAGTCCCAGATGAACTGCTTGAATGTCGCTTCATTGGTGTCGATCAGCTTAGCAACGACGTACTGGCCGTTCTCCACGTCGCCGCCAGGTGCCACCAAGATCAACATCCCCTCGCTAAAACTCATCCCATTACTCGAGGTCATTGATGGACCTCTCACCTTCAACCAGAAGCCGTTAGGGCCAGCCCAAGCATCAGACGGGTGCATCGCCTCAAAGTCGCCTACGTTGAACAAGTCCATTGCCTCCGCCGCAACTCCTGCCTGCACCCAGCTTATCTCTGGGTATTCGTAATATCTGTTCGGCCCCGTAGCCGCCTCCACGTTAGCGTCAAAGGCTTCGTCGCCAGTGCCGTACATTAGCCATTCCGGCGAAACCTTCAACGCCTTGGCCAGCTTGGCAATTGTAGGCATGCGCGGGCTTGCGCTTTCCCCTGACAAAATCCGGTTGATCGTTGGCTGCGGGACGCCAGACCTCTTACCGAGCTGCGTTTCGTTTAGTTCGGCGTCGGCCATTTTTGCGCGGATGCGCCCAGCGATATCCATTACTCACCAAATATACGAATGCGGATTATGAGAATTCTATTGCATGGTGCAATGCATATTCGTATGATTTGTCATGCAAAACCTCATAGGATTCCAGTCATGACAGTTCAAGAGATGTTGAATCGCCTTTTCCAGCTCGGGCTGTCGCAGACAGAAGTAGCTGAACACTGCGGCACCACGCAGGCCACGATCTCCCGCGCAGCCAGCGGCACGATGGTCGGCTACAGCACAGGAAAAGCCATTGAGCTCTTGCTTGCTGAGCGTGAAGAGACCGCCAAGAACACCGAATTTCAAGCCGCTTAAACCCTTCCAATCACACAAGGAAACACAGATGTCGTACTTCGCACCTGACCACCTCCACGACAAGCCAACCAAGGTTCGCCTGGATGAGGTAGCCGATGACCTGCTGACGGCTATGGCGCGCTTTCAGCGGACCCAGAAAGCCGTGCTCGCTCGCGAAATCCTGGAGCGCGGCCTGAACCAAATGATGGAAGAGCTTAACGCGAAAACAGACGTGGCCTGAAGTAGCCGAGGAGGCCCTGTGCCTGAAAGAAAACCGCTGGAAATCCAGCTCGACTGGCAGGGACTCGCTGATCTGGAGCTATTGGCCAGACGCAACGGGGTAACACCAGAAGAGATGGCCGCAACAATCATGAACCGGGCGCTGGATCGAATGACCCGGCCACCAAAGAGCCGGAGCAACGTCGCTTCCATAGGACGCAAGGGCTGATAAGTCCCCCAGGGACTATTGAGGATCTGCCAGTGAAACAACCAAGCAGTAAATCGGACGCACAAAAAAGCCACCGGGCAATGGTGGCTTTTCGTGCAGCACATACAACTAATGTCTGGAGCGAATAATGCGCACTCAGCAGATTAATGTCAACACCACCTCTATCCATTCCGCGCCACGATTCGTTATCTCTGAAAACGTGGCGCGCATTAATGAGGTAAATATCGGGGCCGTGATGATCCGTCGTGACGAGGAAGGTCGTTACTCCTTGAACGATCTTCACCGGTCGGCAATGGAAAGCGGTAAGGCTACAGAAAGCCAGCGCCCTGGTAACTTCCTAAAATCTGAGTCGGTATCCGCTTTTATTGGGGCTCTCGAAACTGCTACGAAAATAGCAGTTTGCGTGAAGCGGCCAGGGCGCGCCGGCGGAACCTTCGCCGATGAGCTGATCGCTATCCGCTATGCGGCCTGGATCGAGCCAGCTTTTGAGGTTGACGTATATCGCACTTTTCAGTCGGTTAAGCGATCTGCGGCCAACAACATCCGTGAAGGGGTTGATCGGGCCATGTCCCGCGAGCGAGCCCGCCTTGAGGCGCCAGCCCTGACCGACGCCATCAAGCACGGGCGCCTCGCCGCCGGCAAAGAAATCAAGCACTACCACTTCAGCAATGAGTTCGACCTGATCAACCGTATCGCCCTGGGCATGCCCTCCAAGGCTTACCGGGCTGCGCATTGCATCAGCCCCACCGATTCCATCCGCGACCACCTGACTCCCTGCGAGATTCGGTGCATCGAACACTTGCAGCGCGTCAACGCTTCTCTGATCGATGTAGGCATGGACTTCGAATCCCGCAAGCAGAAGCTCAGCCAGATCTACATCCAGCGCCATAGCCGGGATCTTCTCTCCGAAATCAAGCGCCTGGAGTTCTGACCATGAAAGACGAACCAAAAATCCAGGCGACGATGATTGACGACGCCTACATGGAACAGTTCACCAATGACCAGCTCGCCTATATGGCTTGGGACAAAAGCGAGTTCTCTCTGAGCGTCTACCTGGATGAAGAGGAATCGAAGTGTGAAGACTGCACGAACGACGCCCGTTTCGAGCTTATGACGGCCGTTCTTGCTTCTAAGGTGTTGATCCGCCGCCTGACCGGTGTCGACCCTCGCTCCATTCGTGAAAGGGCTTTTAACAAGCTCCTGAGAAGCGATTGCTTGCCTCAGTGGGAGACCCTGCAATGAGCATGGAGCTGATGGTCAAGGCCATGAAGACCAAGGTCGGAAACCCGCTGCGCAAGCTGGTACTGATCAAGCTGGCTGACAACGCCAACGACGTGGGCGAGTGCTGGCCGTCGTATCAGCATATCGCTGATCAGTGTGAGATCGGTCGCTCCACTGTGAAGGTTCACATTCGAGAGCTGGAGAAGTGCGGCCTGCTGCGTCGTGAGTTCCGTCGCAAGGGTGAGCTTAATCAGTCGAATCTCTTCCACCTTTCGCTTAATAGTGGGTCAGGAGCTGCCCTACCTGGGGCAGGAGATAACCCAGGGGGTGGGGCAGGAGCTGCCCCCAGAACCAGTCACTCTTTTGAACCAGTCAAGGAACCAGTAAAAGAGCCGGTCGCTAAAGCTCCCTCTCGCACAAAATCGAAGGCTGAGAAATTCGACCCGCTGACTGCCAAGCCGACCAATGTCAGCGCCACTGCTTGGGCTGACTGGTGCCAACACCGCAAGGAGATCCGCAAGTCGCTGACCGCCACTACCTGTGCCCGTCAAGCCAAGACCCTGGCAGGCCACCACGACCCTGATGCCGTGATCAACCAGTCCATCAGCAATGGCTGGACCGGCTTGTTCCCGGACAAGGTTGTGGCGGGCGGCAGGACTGTTGGCAACGGCCCGGACTTCTACGACAAGTCGTGGCGCGCCGATACGAGTGATGACCTATGAAGAACATCACTCAGATGATCCCCGGCGCCGCTCGGGCGCTGGGAACCGCCGCCCCTTATCAGTCCCCGGCGCAGATCGGCAGCCAGCTTGGAGTGGTGGACGACGCCACCGGTGAAGTGGTCGAGCGCCTGTTTCGACAGCTGCAGGCCATCTTCCCAGCCCACAAACAGGCATGGCCTGACGACAAGGCCAAGGCTGCCGCGATGCGCAACTGGACTATGGGCTTCATGGCCGCTGGCATCCGTTCTCTGGAGCAGATCCGCTATGGGATCGAGCAGTGCCGCAAAAGCGGCTCACCGTTCGCTCCAAGCGTCGGCCAGTTCATAGGCTGGTGCACGCCTGGACCTGAAGCGTTCGGCTTGCCAGCGAGCGCTGACGCATGGGTGGAGGCATTGATGGGCGTCTACAGCCACGAAGGTGTGCGCGTCGCGGCCAACGAGACTGGAATATTCGACCTGCGTTCCGCCAAGCAGGAAGACAAAGGCCTGCGCCAGCGCTTCGATCACAACTACGCCGTGGTGATCCGCCGCGCCCAGGAAGGCCAGCCGCTGGACGGCAAGATCCTGATCGGGATCGGACATGACAGCCAGAAGACCGACTTCGAACTCGCAAATGAGCTGGCCGACCAACAGACCCAGGCGCGAATCCTCCAGCAAGGCATCCCGGCCGACGGTAAGTCAGCCCGCGAGCTGCTGCTGGCCAAGTTCGGCAAGAAGACCACGGAGCAACGGCCATGACCGACAAGATGCGTGAAGAGTACGAAGCATGGGTTCTCAGCGAATACCCGAACCAGCGCATGAGCAAGTTTGCTGACGGCGAGTACCACAGCACCACGATTCAGTACTGCTGGCTTGCATGGCAGGCCGCGCGACTTCCTGCCGGCGTCGTTTCAGCAACCGCATGGCGGGTAGTCGACGCCAAAGGCAAGCGTTTCACCGTTTACAACAAGGATCTGGCGATGGCTATCGCTGATGCCGGGCTGCACGTCGCCCCAATGTGTGACGTTCCGCCAGAGGGATGGGAGTGCAGTCGTGTGTCCGGCCACGAAGGCCCGTGCGCAGCCTCAGAGGTGACGCCATGAACGACAAGGTGCGTGAAGAATTCATTGAGGCGTTCGTGAAGCAGTTTGGCTTCGGTCGGATGGCTGCCTCCAGTAATCCAGACGCCGCCGGGATGCTTGCTTGCGCTGAGTGGGCTTGGTTTGCGAGCCGCGAGGCGCTGGTGATTGAGCTGCCAGAGGACTTCACAAGTGTCGGAAGCCCGAACATGCGGATGCTAGTCGCACACCACCGCGAGATTGTAGGCCTATTGGTGCAATCCATCGAAGCAGCAGGCGTGAAGGTGAAGTCATGAGCAAGGACGGAATTAATGTGAATCAAGCACCCGATGATTTCTACCGGCCGCAAATTCCACCTGTTGCTCCGCCGCCAGCGAATTCCTCAACCGTCAAGCCTTTGCCTTGCCGCTGTGGCCGTGAAGCGGAGTGGCTATTGGATGGATCACTCTTTGGCTGCAACTCATGCTTTGTCTCTGGCACAAGCATGGCGGATTGGAATGCCCTTGTGGGTGTGGATCCCGCACAGCCGGAAGCGCAATCAGGCTACGAAAGCTGGAAGTCAGGCTACTCCGAGGGCTGGCGTGTCGGATCGAAAGTGGCGGTGGACGAGCGACTTCAGCTCAAGACCGAAAACGATGCCTTGAAGGCGAAAAGGCTAGCAAGGGCGGCGCGCGCCAAAAAGCTCGTCGGCATTGCCAGCACTCATCGGCGTGACGCGTTGGTGCTGCGCAAGGATCTCGAATCGCACAAACGCATGCTTCTGGCTGCTGCCTGCGACCTTGGCGCGATTGGCGAAGCACTCAAGTCCGACATGGACGATGACGGCGACGCATTGCTTGGCATGGTCATCGACCTGAAAGCCCAGAACACCCGAATGCTGGAATGGCTCAAGGACATCAGCCGCACATCCGGAGACAAAGGCGCTGTCATGGGCGCGCGCCAACTGCTCAAGGAGTTCGCCGAATGAATGACTTCGACCAATCGGTGCTCGCGTATTACCAAGAGCAGGGTGGTGGTACTGCCTGGATCTGCTCAGGATCCCTGAATGCTACTCGGGAAGACGTGAGCAAAGCTCTTCAGCGCCTCAAGCGCAAAGGCGTCATGAAAAACAAAGGCCCATTCTGGGAGTGGAAAGCGCCATCGCGTCAGGAGGTTGGCTATGACTGACAAGATCAGCGTCAACTGCCGCTCCATGCTCACTGAGGCCATCACCCGCATGTCCAAGATGTTCGAGGACAAGCACTTCGTGGTGGTGAGCCTTCGCCCGGGCAAGGACCGAACGCTTGACCAGAACCGCCTTTGGTTCGCGATGTACAAGCGCATTGCCGAGATGACCCAGATCGGCGAGCCAGAAGATGCGCGCCGGTACTGCAAATTGCACTTCGGCGTGCAGATCCTGTTGAACGAAGACGCAGGATTCCAAGCGGACTGGTACCAGGTCATGCGCCCCCTAACGTACGAGCGAAAGCTTTCACTGATGGGTGGCTGCAATCTGTTCGGCCCTGATGGGATGCCCGTGACAAGCCTCTTCAATCGATCTCAGGGCATTCAGTACACCGATCGCATCGTCAGCTACTTCACCGGGCAAGGCGTGTACTTCTCTGACCTGCTTAGCCAGGAGGCCGCATGAGCCATAACTTCAAATCCGGCGACCTTGCCCTCACGCTTCGGAGCGGTTTCGGCTTCCCTGCGATGACCGTGGTAAAGCTCGACGTATTCCTACGTAACGGCGAGACGGCGCAAGAGCCAGACGGCTGCCTCTGGACTCCGAAGTTTGGTGGCTGGGTAGTTTATCGCGAGGGCATGGATGGCGCGGGCTTCTTCCGGCCTGAACATCTGATGCCTCTTCGCGGCGACTTCACCCATGAGCAGCAGAAAGCCAAGGAGGGTGAGCCATGCGCGTAGCCATCGAGAAGAAGGCGCCCAAGCCCAAGACCTGCAATAACCCAGCATGCAGGGCCTCATTCGTCCCGCAGCGCCTCGGTCAGGCGGTGTGCAGCCCTAAGTGTGCGCTGGCCACCGTAGAGGTGCAGAAGGCCAAGGAGAAAAAGTCGCTGGCCCAGGCCGAGCGCCGGGATATCAAGGTGCGCAAGGAGGCGCTCAAGACTCGCGGCGACCACATTCGCGAAGCCCAGCAGGCGTTCAACGAGTACATCCGCACCCGGGACCAGGCCGCCGGCCACCTCTGCATATCCAGCGGCAAGCCATTGGACTGGAGCGGCAATGCAGTAGATGCCGGCCATTACCGCAGCGTCGGTTCTGCGCCACACCTGCGCTTCGATGAGCGTAACTGCCACGCCCAGAGCAAGCAGGACAACCGGTTCATGTCTGGCAACGCCGTGGACTACCGGATCGGCCTGATCGCGCGCATTGGCCAGGAGGCGGTCGACGCCCTGGAATCCGACCAGAGCGTTCGCAAGTACACCGTGGATGAGATCAAGGCCATCAAGGCCAAATACCGGGCAATGTCCAGAGAGCTGAAAAAGGGGGAGGCAGCATGAAGATCAACTCAGCGCGCCAAGCGTGGCATGACTGCAAATACAACCCTGCCCCCGGCCAGACCTCTGACGTTGTGCAGTTGGGCGTGGTGGTGCAGAACACCGAGCGAGGGCCCACGGCTAACCACGCGGTGCACGGGGCGTTGGCTGGGCATATTCAGTCGGCAATCGCCCGACTGCACCCGCAGATCCGTGTCTTCGGCGACTTCATGTACGCCGCCGAGCAGAGCGACGATATCCGAGAAGCGGCGGAAGAGGTCGTTTTCCTGGTGGTGCAGAGCCGATCGCCACGCATGACGGCAGCTAAGCGCGAGAAATTGGAGTTCGTGGTGAAGGGGGTAATGCGCCGGTACCGGCATATGCATCAGGGCGGCCAATCGGCCAACGAAGACCCGCTGGCCAACGCCGAGAAGTTCCGGGCGTGGCTGTGGCAGGTGTTCGAGGTACGGCTGGAGTCGTGCAATTGGGAGCGAGATTGGGGTGGTGTGCTGCAACTGATCTTCGAGTGCTGCGAGGATCTGGACCGTCGCGCACTGAGCCCCGTTGCAGCGGTAATTTACGAAATGCGCGAGGCCGCATGAGGGCCTATTGCGTTCCCGTGCGGCTGGTGGCATATTAGCGCCATCCTGATAATTTTGCCTTCGGCAACTCAATCGAAAACCATTAAAGCCTCGCCATCGTGCGGGGCTTTTTCGTTTTCGGCTCCACCACACCCATTGCTCCGAGCTGGGAGTGCTGTGTGAGCCGATTCAATTCCGCAGGTCATGGCCTGTCGTATCCCTAACTCCCTGACGGGGAGGAACCGAGATGTCCAACATGCCAGACAAACCAGACACCTGGGCGATAGCGCTTGCGTGGTTGAGCCAGCATTCGCCAATCCTCTATGCGGCTGCGTTGTCCTGTGCGATGGCTGTTCTGCGAATCACATACGGTGGCGGCACCCGCCGCCAGATGATCGTGGAGGGCGCTATCTGTGGTGGCCTGGCCCTGACAATCATCAGCGGGCTGGAGTTCTTCAATCTTCCCCAGAGCATGGCCACCTTCGTCGGCGGCTGGGTTGGCTTCCTGGGTGTGGAGAAGATCCGTTCAATTGCTGACCGGGTGACTGACTTCAAGCTTCCTGGCCGCAAGGTCGAATAATCCGCGCCACGTTTTCACAACCGCCGTTTCGTGGCGCGAGATAGATCAATTTATGACCACATCAAAACCGCGAATTCAGATTCAGGCCGGTAAGGTCGTGTCAACTGATAGTTTGTCGAACATGGTGGCCAACATCGGCACCAACCGAGACAAACGCACCCACAACGTATTCGGCTTTGAGTTCGTCAACCAGATTGAGCTTGAGGCGGCGTACCAGTCGAACTGGATTGCCCGTCGTATCGTGGACAAGCCGAACGAAGATGCGCTGCGTGAGTGGCGCACGTTCAACGGCAAGCAAGCCAAGGACATCGCGAACGAAGAGCGCCGCCTGGGTGTGCAGCAAGCCTACCTTGATACTTGCTGCTGGGCTGACCTGTACGGTGGTGCCGCGCTGCTGATGGTGACCGGTCAAGACCTGAGCGAGCCTCTCGACTTGAAGAAGGTCAAGAAGGGTGACCTGAAGAACCTTGTCGTCCTCGACCGCTGGGACATCCAGCCAACAGAATTCAACCTGACCGACCCGCTCAAGCCAAACTGGATGCTCCCTGAGTATTACATGATGGTGAACGGCGAGCAGCGTATTCACTACAGCCACATCATCCGCCGCACTGGGGCTCGCCTGCCGCGCCGCATGCGGATGTTTGAGCAAGGTTGGGGTGACAGTCGCCTACGTCGCTGCATGTCTGACCTGCGCGATGTGGTGGCTACCAAGGGCGGTATTGCCTCACTGGTACTGGAAGCCAACGTTGACACCATCAGTGTTAAAGGCCTGAAAGGTGCCTTGGCCAGCGCTCAGTGTGACAGCGTCACCGAGCGTTACCGATTGTTCGGGATGATGAAGTCCATCGTTAACTTGGGTCTTCTGGACGCCGAGAGCGAAGAGTTCGACCGCAAGAGCATCTCGTTCTCAGGGCTAAGCCAGATCATGGAGCAGTTCATGGTGTGGACTGCCGGCGCGGCAGAGATGCCCGTCACTGAGTTGTGGGGGCAGTCAGCAGCCGGCCTTAGTTCAACCGGTGAGGGCGACCTGAAGACCTACCACGGCACCATCAAGGGCAAGCAGGACGGACAGATGCGCCTGGACCTGGAGGCACTAGATAAGGTGCTGATCCGCTCAGCCCTGGGCGACTACCCGGATGACATAGAGTTCGAGTGGAATCCACTGGCCCAGACCTCAGGCATCGAGCAGGCCCAGGAAGACCTGGCTATGGCCCAGGCTGACGGCATCTACTTGGAGGCAGGTGTGATTCGCCAAAGCCATGCCATGAGGCGCATCCAGGCCAGTAGCACGTACGCCATCACCGACGAACAGATCGCCGCCCAAGAACAGATCGAGAAGGATCAGGACAATGGAATCGGCGACGACGGCGAAGGTATCCCCGGTTTCTCCCTTGGAGAAGCTGACGGCGACAAACCTGGCGATGCTGGAGCGGCGGAAAAAGAAACCCCGCGCCCCTAAGCCTGTTCTGCCAAGCCAAGAGGCTGAGCGCTACTACAGCGGACAGCTTCGAGGCATGGTTAGGCTGATGGCTGCCGAACTGGTCAAGGCGCTTGAGCCTGAGCTGAAACGGCTGAAGCGCGACTATATTGCCGATGCCAAGCCCACCATGGACGGCTGGACTGATGACATCCTCGCAGCAATACGCGGGGTTTCGCGCCGGTTCAGCTCATCCCTTTTCGAGGCGCAGATCCAGCGCGTGGCGGCCAGTACTGTCAGCCGGGCCGAGGCAGATAACGCCGAGGACTTCCGCAAGTCAGTCAATCAAGCGGTCGGCGTCGACTTCCAGCTGATCACTCGTACCAAGGGTATGCAGGACTATCTGGAAGCCTCCACCGCTGAAAACGTCAACCTGATCAAGTCCATCCCCGACGAGTACTTCAAAAACGTCGAGACGATCGTACTGGGCGGCATGAAGAATGGTCTCGCGCCTACCGCCATCGCCAAGCAGATACAGGCCGAGACGGGTGTCACCGCTCGACGGGCAAAGCTCATCGCGCGCGACCAGACGTCAAAGCTCAACTCCGACCTGACCCGGCAGCGCCAGGCAGCAGCAGGGATTGAGTTCTACAAGTCGGTCGATGCGGGTGATGTGCGTGTCACCGGCAACCCGGCGGGCAAGTACCCCAACGCCAAGATCAGCTGCTGGGGTATCGCTCGGCAGGACATCGGTTATGGGGTTGGCGTGTACAAGGTGGCTGATGGCGCCCCGTGGAAAGGCGAAACAGGCCTGCAACCGGGGCGGCACCACGTGCTTTGCCGCTGCGTCGGAATTAGCCTGATCCCCGGCGTGAACTACTTCCCCGACAAGGAGTGATGGGTCATGGCATACCCCTTCCTATCTCGGAGGCGGCGTATGTAATGGCTTGCCGAGTGGCTCGCTCGTAGTCATCGGGTCCGCTGACAAAAGCCTTGTGCCAGTGACCTTTATCTTCTTTTCCACGGCACGCCATGACTAAAGCGGGGTGCGGGAAGGTGATGGCGATCTCAAGCTTCACCGCCAGTCGCAGCGCGTCTCCGTCGTCGGTGAGCGGCATCCAATAGCCGTCCTCAGTAACGATTGCGTTTGCGCGGGGCGAGTAATCCCCATCAACGCCAGCTGCTTTCGCCGCCAGTTCCAGCAATTCACGATCATTCATCATTGTTCTCCTTGGATAAGCACTCGATAGCGAACTGAACAAGGTACGGCGCCTTACGGTGCTGCTTGCTGCCCTCGTCGGCCAAGTAGTACCGCATCATGCGGTCGCTTACGCCTAGCAGGTTCGCAGCTTGCCGCTGACTGACATCGGCCTGCTCCAGTAGGTCTCGCAGATAGGTGGGTGACGGGTTGTGATTGGATGAGTCCGGCTTCATTTTCTGGGTCCGGTGATGGAAGAGAGAAAACCCCGGTCAAGGGGTTTGTGGTGGTTATTTAGAGCAGTGCCTCCACGCGCCGTATCGAAAATCTACTTCGCCGACCAGAACTTGGTGGCGAATTTCAGGTAGCACTTCCTCCCCGGGGCACTCGGTAGGAAGCTCCCCCTCTGCACATTTGCAGACCCTGCATTGATTGAGCGCAACCTCACCGTTTCCATCTTCGATTTGTCGATAGCTATCACTGTCGCCCGTCTTGATGAAGTCGTGTTTCATCTCGTCTTGCTCCGATATTCGCCTCGCCTAAGTGGCCGGCATAGGTCTTACTGTATAGGAAATAGTTTCCTAGTCAATAGGCGAAACCAAATATATGAAAAGAATGACCATCGATGAGGCCTTCAAGCCTACGTCGCGAACACTCACGCCCGAGGGATTCCTCTGCGTGAAAGGGGTTGCAGCGCGCACCGGGGTTTATCAGTACCTGTCGAGCGAGCTGGAGCTTGAAGGTCCTGAGCGGATCGTCAACGTCTACCGCCCGCCAGCCCAGGTGTTCGCCCCTGAGTCGATGGCGACCTTCCCCGACAAGGACGTGACCAACGACCACCCGGACGACCTGGTTGACTCCAAGACGTTCAAGAAGGTGTCAGTCGGCCATGTGCGCGGAGTTGCGCAGGACGGCGAGAACCTGGTGGTCGACCTGATCATCAAGGACCAGACGGCCATCGACGATATCGAGTCGGGCAAGGCCGAGCTGTCCCCCGGCTACCTGGCCGAGTACGTCGAAGCCCCCGGTACCGCCCCAGACGGCACCGCATACGAATACGAGCAGCGTGACATCCAGATCAACCACGTCGCCGTTGTAGAAGCAGCGCGAGGCGGCAAGGTCGCTCGCATTTTTGACCACAAACCGAAAGGTGTACCAATGGCACAACGGAAAGTCTTTTTAGACTCCAAGAAAAGCCGCTCCATCATCCTTGACGAAGAGGCTGCTTCGGTAGTCGAAGACGCCGTTGCAGCGCTTCAGAAGTTCGCGGATGAAGAGTCGGATCGCGCAGACAAGGCTGAAGCCACCAAGGACGAAGCCGAAGAGAAGCTGGAAGAGGCCAAGAAGGAAACTTCTGACGCCGCTATCGGCGCTCGCGTGAAGTCCACCCTCGACACCATCGCCCTGGCCTCCAAGGTTGTGAAGTCGTTCGACGCGAAGGGCCTGGTGTCCCCGCTCGAAATCAAGCGCGCCGCAATGGCGCAGCTCAAGCCGACCCGCGACTGGGCTGGCAAGTCCGAAGCCTACGTCATGGCTGCCTTCGACGCCGCTGCTGATGAAGCAGACGAGAAGGACGACGGCGACGACGACAAGACCAAAACCGACGACAGCCTGAAGCAGTTTGCCAAGGACGCCGCTAACGCTGGCACCAAGACGACTCTCGACGGTTCCGCCGCTTACGCCAAATACCTGCGAGGTGAGAAGTAATGGGTACTGCAATTGACACCTTCGGCCAGTACGCCGGTAAGGCCTACGAAGGCCAGATCAATGACCTGAGCATGGCGGACGTCACTACCGCTGTCGCCTCGGTCGCCATTCCATTCGCGCGCGCAGTGATGTCCGCTGCTGTCGACAAGCAAGGTGCACTGCCTGCTGCTGGCGCCGGCTTCTTCCTGGGCATCTCCGTTCGCAAGCCTGTTGGCGTGAGCGGCAGCTACATGACCGGCCAAGTCTCCGACAGCGGCAACGCAGTTGGCGGCTACCGCCTGAACGAAGAAGTCAGCCTGCTCAGCACTGGCCGTGTCTGGGTCAAGACCCTGGCCGGTGCCACCAAGGGTGCCCAGGTCTACGCCGTGCCGTTGACTGGCGAGCTGACCAACGCTTCCACCGCAGGCAATCACCTGCTGCCTGGCTGCGTATTCAAGACCACCGCGGCGGCGGGTGAGTTGGCGCTGGTACAGGTCAAGTCCGACGTCACCACCACCATCGCCGCTTAAGGATCAGATCGAATGAAGACTTTCGACGCTTCCCCCCAGGCGCAACTGGGCTTTCTGTTGGGTCAACTGACCTACGTTGAACAGGAAGTCCTGCGCCAGCCTTACCCAGAAATCAAATACCCTTCGATCCTGACCGTCGACACCTCGGCGCCTGACTACACCGAGTCGATCGCCTTCAAGGTACTCGACTACAAGGGTGAGCCGGCACCAATCGGTGACGTTTCCCACGATTTCCCACTGGCTGAAATCGCTGCCAAGGTAGGCGGTGTTGACGTAGTTCAGGCTGGCCTGGGCTACACCTACACCCAGATCGAAGTCGGCAAGGCCATGCAAATCGCCAACTCCGTCGGTTTCGGCGGCGCGATCAACCTGTTGGCCGAGAAGCCAATCGCAACCCGCACCCTGACCGAGCAGTGGCTGGACCGTGTAGCGTTCGTCGGTGATGCTCGCTGGCCTTCGCTGACCACTGGCGGCCTGCTGAAGTATCCAGGCGTACCAGTCGTTGCTACCGGCACCCTGCTGGGTGGCGCGAACAAGACCATCGCCCAGATCCTGGCTGGTGGTGGCGAGACCGCCGCGAACGAGATCCTGACCCTGCTGAACAACGCCATCCTGCGTGTTTACGCTACTCAGACCAACTCGATCTTCCGCCCGACTCACATCCTGCTGCCGCTGGTTGAATACGGCCTATTGACCACTTTCCGGATCCCGAACACCTCGGAAACGCTGGTCAGCTACCTCGAGCGCGTGCTGAACATCAAGATTGAGCCAGTCCTGCAGGCGTCAACCGCCGGCGCTGGTGGTGGCAATCGCATGATGGTTTACACCAAGAACGCCCAGTTCGCTAAGTTCCACCTGCCAATGCCTTACACGCTGAACGCGCCGATCCCGTCTCACGGCGGCCTGCGCTTCGAGGCTGCTGGCGTGGTGCGCACTGCTGGTACTGAGCTGCGTGTTCCGATGTCCCACCTGTACGTTGACGGCATCTAAGGGGGTCACATGGCTGCGAAGAAAAAGCAAACCAGTGAATCCACTCCGTCGGAATCGACAGTCTGGACCAACGTCAGCAAGAACCCGGTGATCCTGGGCGACGGCAGCACTGTAGGGGCTGGCGAGCAAACCACCCCAGAGCAGGCTGAGTTCGCTGATGGATCCTTGTGGGAAGACCACGGCATTCTGGTCTCCGGCGCGCCGGTTCTCATGGATGATGGTGCCGACCAGATCGCGGCGCTGACTGCCGAAGTCGAAACCCTACGGGGCCAGCTGGCTACCGCTGGCAGCGAGAAAGAAGCGCTGGTGGCTGAAGTCGAAGAGCTGAAAAAGCAGATCCCTGTCAAAGAGTGATCTGAGCAAAGCCTAATAGCCCCGCCCAGTGCGGGGCTGTTTCATTCTGGAGTCTGACCCGTGGCTGAACTGACCATTGAAGTGACGCCGGCGATAATTGCGGACTTCCGAGCGTTCTACCCTGAATTTTCTGATGTCACCGCCTGGCCTGATGCTTCCATCACCCGGGCGCTGTACATCGCACGCGGCGAGTTTGGCGGCTGTGCGAATTGGGGCGACTACAAGCCCTACTCATTCTTCCAGCGAGGCTGGTTCGCCCTGGCGGCGCACTACCTGACCTGGAACAACGCTACAACTGAAGCCACCTCGGCCGACGGCAGCGCATCGACCCCCTACGCACAGTCCAGCAAGTCTGTACGTGACGAGTCGGTGTCCTATGCCATCCCGGCGGCGAACGCCAATCTGACGGTGTGGGAAGCATCCCTGGCCCTTACTCCCTACGGCCTTGAGTACCTGCACCTGCGCTCTCGGGCTGGCATGGGAGCGATCTGCGTATGATCGAGCCAACCATAAGCATGGTCGGGACGCAGCAGGTTGAACAAGCACTGAAGCAGCTCGCCAAGCGACTTGAAGGTCAGACCCGCGTATTGGTCGGGGTGCCAGAAGGCGCCGGATCATACGAAGACGGGTTGACCATTGCCACCATCGCCGCAGTGAACAACTTCGGGTCGGCAGATGGACGAATTCCTGCTCGGGAGTTCCTTCAGCCAGCTATCAACGAAGGCGCCCCGCAATATCAGCGCCTGGCCGAAATTATGATTCCAAAGGTGCTGTCGGGCTCTATGACAATGACCACGTTGCTGGAACAGATGGGCAACCTTGCCGAAGGTCATGTGAAGCAAAAGATCACAGACGGCCCATTCGTGGAAAACGCCGAGTCGACCAAGAGAGCCAAGGGTTCGGACAAGCCCCTTCAAGGCAAGACCGGAAACTTGCGCCAATCCATCCGCTACGTCATCGACGAGAGCACGGAACCACTCGAAGAGGGTTTGTGATGGGCCTCAACATGCGCGGCCACGTCAGCGGGCCATTCATCACCCACAAGGGTGTGGTGCTCAACCGCTACTCCAGCGAGATAGTCGACTTTGAACCGGTCCTGGCCATCACCTACACCGACGCCTTCGACGCAAACGTGCAGCCAGTCAGCGACAAGGAGATCGAATTCCTCCAGATCGGCGCCGAGCGCATCAATGACGTTCGGGTGATCCACCGCAACGACGGTAAGGGTATCGAGGTTTCGACCCCCGGCAAGTTGGCCGACATCCTGATATTCGCCGAGACGCCCGACAAGCCTGCAACCTGGTGGAAGTCCATTGCGACCGACTACCGGCCTTGGCACAACTTCTGCCGGGCCGTGGTGGCCAAGCTTGACCCTAGCGAGATAGCCAGCCTAGAGGCGCATACAGATGCTTGACTCCAAAGCGCTATCCAAGGCGGTTTGCAGGATTGTCGTGGCTGTTACCGGGCTGCCGGCCGACAAGGTGATCCTTGCCGACATCAATACAGCCGCCCCTTCTGGCAGCTACTGCGCCGTGCGCCTGCAAAACCCGGAGCAGTTCGGCCAGGCGCTCAACTCGCAAGCCAACGTCCGCGCCGTTGATGACCCTCAATACGAGGACATCATCGCCAAGCTGGCAACCCAGTTCACGCTTGGCTTCAGCATCAACTTCTACCGAGCCGGCGCCGTGATGTATGCCGCCGCCCTGTGCGAGGCGAACAAGCGAGAACCGGTGAAGACCATCCTGCGCGCTGCAAAGCTTGGCTGGTCCCGCGTGTCACCAATCAACAACCTGACCGGCCTATATCAGGCCGCCATGGAAGAGCGATCCCAGCTCACCCTCTACCTGTATGGCGAATCCATCGCCGAAGACCGCGTACAGCGGATCTATCGCGCGGGCTTCTCCGTGCAAACCGAACAATCTGGCGCTGTCGCGCAAGGGGAAGTAAATGGCTTATCCGGCTGAAGAAATCATCAACATCAACGTCCTGATCAACTCGGCCGGGCTTGGGACTTCCAACTTCGGCGCGGGCATGGTGTTTGCGGACTTCGATTCATCGAGCGATGCGACATTCGTGACCGGCACCTACCGTGACTACGGCACAGCGGCCCAGGTAGCAGAGGATTTCAACATTGCCTCCGACCCATACGCCGCCGCACTTGCTTGGTTCTCGGCTATTCCCAAGCCGAAAACTCTGCGCATCTACCTGCGCATCGAGGAAGACACCCCTGTCGAATCTCTGAATGACGCAATCAGCAAGGGCATTTGGTTCTACTGGTACGAGTTCGAAACCTCTATCCGTGCCGTGGATGCAGATGTTTTGGCCCTGGCGGCTGCTGGCGATGCCGCGAGCAAGTTCTTTGCCTTCACGACCAACCAGGCAACCGTTCGCGACCCGTCTGTAACTACCGACATTGTCAGCAAGGCATTTGTGCAGGGCTCTCGCCGCATGTTCATTGTGAGCCATGCTACCGAGCCCTACGCAGGGTTTGAGCTGGCGGCTGTGTTCAGTCGTGTAAATTTCAATGCGGCCAACTCGACCATCACCGGCGAATTCAAAAAGCTCCCGGGCATCGACGCCGAAAGCCTAACGCCTACCGCCTACAGCACCATGAAGTCGAAGGGCGCGATCTTCTACACGGTTGTCGAGACCGGTGGCGAGAAGGACATGGGGCGCATCATCAACTCCAAGACCACTTCCACCTTCGGCGAGTACATCGACGACGTGTTCAACCTTGATGCCTTCGTCAACTTCGAGCGTGTGGCGCTGTACAACGCCCTCACCAAGGTTCCTACGAAACTCCGGCAGACCCCGCCAGGCCAGCAGGTGCTTATCAACGCAGGCTCTCAGGTCGGCGAGGTATTCATCGACAACGGCTATCTGGGCGAACGGATCTTCACCGATGACGAAACCGGTGAAGAAAAAATCAGCCGGGGATACGAGATGCTGACCAAGGCGGAGGAAATTCTTCGTATTTCTGACGCTGAACGCGCAAATCGTGACTCCGCACCAATCCGCATGCGCATCTTCCGCGCTGGCGCTATCCATGCTGTCGACCTGACCGCCAACGTTGAATAAGGAGCGCTGACCCATGTCTGTAGCTGATCTTTCCGCAGAAAACACAATCATGGTCATCACTGGCGTCGGCGTGCTGGATGACTGGGGCCGCACTGATCCGCCATTCACAGTTGAGGTGATCGACGATCAGGCGAACTTGAGTCGAGGCCTGGGCGGCAACGCTGTGCGGTTCCATCGTAAAAACCCTGGACTTCGCGTGACCGCCAACCTTATGCCAGGTAGTCCTCAGGCCCTGGCCATGCAGGCGCTTATCTTGGCTCGAACCGAGATGTCAGGCTCCTATGCCTCAATTGCAGGCTTGGAGGGAGCGGTTTTCTCCGAGGGCGTGATTACCCGCGGCAAGTCGATGGCCCGCGGCGGCCCAGGTATGAATGACGCCACCTTCGTCATGGAATTCAACAAGGGCGTGATTGTATGAGTCAGGCTGAATCCTATATCCGGACCATTGAGCATGACGGGGTGACCTACCGTTTCGGCATGCCCAGCGCAGAGAAGCAGCGTGCGGTTCTGTTCCGCCTGGGCAAGTACGGCGTAGAGCCAATGATCAAGGGCCTGGCCCTGGCTGAACTGGGTAGCGCCTCTTCGTTCATCGTCGCCGGTGGAATCGTTGGTGCAATGCTCTCGCGTATGCCCGAGGACGACTTCAACTTCGTCTGCGACTCCATGCTGGGCAAGCTGTTCAAGGAAGGCAGCCAAACGCCACTGACCATGGAAGACTTTTCCGGCCGTCTGAAGACCTACTTCACGATCGTTGTGCTGGCCCTGGGAAATGCCTTCGAGGATTTTTCCGGACTCCTGACCCCCTTCCAGAAATCTACCGCTTCAGCCGAGGCGCCGGATTCGAGTCAGGAGAGCGCCTAAACCCGGCTGTCGATTGGGAGCTGTGGCGGCCATGCGTTGGAATACCCGGGCTTTGCCCGCCGCTGTGCAACTATAGCCAGCTCACGGACGGCACTCATTCACTGGGATGGGTAAAACGGGCCAATCTGGTCATGGACGAAATGATCTACGCCCGCCACCTGGGTGAAGCCAATCGACCGAAATAGCCCTGCACTCGCGGGGCTTTTGTTTTTCAAGGGGCTGAAATTTGAAAGTTCTAGAAAGCTTCTTGATCGCTCTCGGCATGAAGGTCGATGAAAAGTCATTCCAGAAGGCTGATGCGGCGTTTGGTGGATTGACCAAATCGGCCCTACAGCTTGGCGCCGTATTCGCTGGGAAACTGGCGATCGACAAGGTAGTGGGAGATTTCAAGCAGGCCGGCACAGAGCTGAACAACTTCAACAAGCTGACCGGGCTGAGCACTCAAAACGTGCAATCCCTCGGCCAGGCATTGAAGGCCCAGGGCGGCAGCGCCTCTGATGCCTTTTCTGCAATGAAGAAGATTCAAGACCTGATGGCATCGCCGATCACCGGTGATACAGGATGGTTTGGCGACGTGGCCAAGCTCGGGCTTAACCCTGACGTGATCATCGGCGCACAGAACACAGCGGACGCCCTGGCGGGTATTGCAGGCGAGTTCGAGCACATGAGCTCGCTCAACCAGCGACTGGCAGGCCAGGCCCTGGGGCTGGACGACTCTACCGTTCGCCTGCTGATGCGCGGCCGGGATGAGGTGGAGAAGCAGCTGGACTCGCGCGGCAAGCTTGCCCTTATGACGCAGAAGCAGATCGAGGACGCAGCCAGGCTCACACACGCCACCAGCGAGCTTGACCAGGTATTCACCGACATGGGCAACACCATCGCCGGCGAGCTTACCCCGGCTTTGGCGGAAATGGCCGAGGACTTCGTGGCCTTCTACCGCGACAACAAGGATTTGATCGATTCTGGCCTGAAGGAGTTCTTCGGTGGTCTGGCCGACAATATCGAGCTGGTTTCTGCGGCGCTGATCCTCATGGGTGGCGCGGGAGCGCTGAAAGGTCTGGCCGCGCTGCGTGCCGTGGTCGGCCTGGGCGCAGCAGGTGCAGGTGCTGGTGGTGCTGCGGCCGCCGGCGCGGGAGCCTCCATGCTCGGCGTGGCCGCCGGCGGCGCTGCCGCTCTTCTGTACTCCAGTAGCTTGAACAGCGGCGAAGACACTGAACTGCTGAACAACCGCCTGAAGAAGGGCGGCGGCGAGGCAGTTGGAGCGGTCGTCGACTACTTCATGGCGAAAGGATGGACCCAAGACCAGGCCGAGGGGATTGCCGCCAACATCGAGGCAGAAAGCGCCTTCAAGGCGAATGCCTCTGGCGATGGCGGTCAAGCTTACGGCCTGGCTCAGTGGCACCCAGACCGACAGGCTGAGTTCGCCAAGCAGTACGGCAAGGACATTCGCAATTCTACTGGCGCCGAGCAGCTTGAGTTCATCAATCACGAACTCACCCGCGGCAACGAGAAGTCGGCCGGAAACAAGCTGCGCGCCGCAACCAGCGCCTACGATGCCGCCTCGATCGTTTCTCGAGAGTACGAGCGGCCTGCAGATGCTGCGGGCGAGGCGTCCAGGCGTGGAGCAAGCGCTGCGGGATACACCGACAATCGCGTGTACCACATCAACGGCGCCGACACAGAGAAGGTCAAGCAGGTACTCAACGAACAAATGGGTCAGATGACCGAGCAGACCATGCAGGACTTCAAGAGCCCAGAACTATGAGCCTCATGAGCATCTTCACCAAGACACTGCCGAAGATCGGACCTCTTGAGTTCGACGCAAAGCTGGAAGGGATCGCCAGCAAGGCGATCACCTTGACCCAGTACCCAGTCGAGTTCGGCGCCAACACCAACGATCACGCGATCCTGATGCCGAACCGCTACCTACTGACTGGCGCTGTATCGAATAGCCCCCTCGGCCTCGGTCTGGATGACATTGGGATGATGGGCGCCGGAGCGCTGGCATCGGTTGTGGGTGGGGTTGGTGGAGCAGCTATCAGCGCTGTATCTGCCTACCTTTTGTCGGGCAGCGACGACACCAGGGCCTCCACGGCCTGGGCGTCCCTCACTGCGATCATGGAGGCCCGAGCCAAGTTCGACTTGGACACCGGGAAGGAGATCATGCGCGACATGATGATTATCCGCCTGGACGAGCGCACCCGACCCGAGAACGAGGACGGCCTTGTTTTCATCGCCGAGCTTCAGCAGGTCAGGATCGTGAAGTCTCTGCTCGGTCGCGGGGTCAATTCTGCTGATCAGCTCATGCAGAACGACACTGTTTCCACTCAAGGCGCGCCAATGGTAACCACGGGCGATGCCGCCGTAGAGGTCATCCAATGAGCCGGTATAGCGTTTCCGTGCAACCCCTGCCGGCTCAGACGTTGGTAGCCAGGCTCGGTAAGAACTCACTCACTATCGAACTGCAGTGGATGGTGAGGCTCGGGGTATTTCGGGTGAATATCCTCACAGCTCTTGGCGTGACCCTGACAAGTGGTAGGTTCCTCTTGCCGAACGTCGATCTTCTATCTGGACTTTACCCGCCGCCGGCGATCCATTACGGCTCCCTGTCTCTAGTGGGCAGCCTGGCTACGCCGGAGAACTTGGGCGTGGACAATACTTTGGTGTGGTCAGATGAATGATGAAATATTTCTGCGCAACTACCGGCTGAAGATTGGGCGAAGTACCGGGTCTAAGGTCTACGAAATGAGGCCCGGCGAGGAAAACCCCAGCGAAGATGGGCTCCGTATTACCTTCCAGGTCACACACTTCGCCGGCGGCGCCTTCAGCGTGGCCGAGATCACCATCTACAACGTTTCCCGGTACTCATCTCGGCAGATGCTTGGAGATGGATCCGCAGGGAAATATGAGTTCATTACCCTTGAGGCGGGCTATGACGGCCTATTTGGGTCGATCTTTGCCGGTCAGATAACGAACGTCCAGCTTCACCTTGAGGATGGCGGCGCTACCCGTGGGATTCGCTTCTTCTGCAAGTCCTCAGCCAAGGAGCGCGATCAAAACCTGATCAACCTCACTTTGGCGCCGGAAACTGATCCGGTCCAGATTATCGAGGAATGCGCCTCGGTATTCGGTGCCGAGATCCAGTTCTACGGGGATTTCTCGGAACTCAAGCGCCGGTCGCGTGGAACTGTCCTCCAGGGCAGCCCCACAGCCTGCATGAATGAGCTGGCCGAGACCTTCGCCTTCGACTGGATGGTCGAGAACGGCGCCATCAAGATCATCAAGCGCGACTTTGCGCTGGACAACCAGGTCTACGTCATCAGCTCCGGTACCGGAATGATCGGCTCGCCAGTGGTTAGCGACACCGAAGTAGGCATCCGCTACACGCTAAACCCCAAGATCAAGCTCGGCGACACCATCAAGCTTGAATCCATGGCCCCTCGCTTCGAGTTCTCCGGAGCTTTCTTCTACGACGTGCCGCGCACCATTGGCGAGGGCTACTACAAGGTCAACTCTTTGGTGTTCGCGGGCGACTCCCACGGTGACCAGTGGGAAAGCCAGATCAGCTGCCTACGCCTCAGCGCAGCGGCCCAGGCAGGAATTTCAGAAAGGGCAACCCGATGAGCGACCCGCTTTCTTCAAGAACGCAAGCTGAGTACTCCAAGATGCTGCGCGGGGTATTCGGTGAGTATCTCAAAGACAACATGCGCACCAGCGTGCCCGGGCACGTCCTGAGCTTCGATCCTGAAACTCAGATGGCAGAAGTACAGATCGGCCTGATGCTGGAAGACCGTCTGGGAACGCAACAGCCCCGCCGGCCAATCATCCACGTCCCCGTTCAGTTCTGGGGTGCTTCCGGCGGTACGCTGGAATGCCGGGTGGACAACGGCACTGAGGGCGTTCTGTTCTTCTCGCAAGAGTGCATCGACTCATGGGTCGACCAGGGTGGTGTAGCGGTCAAGTCAGAGCCTCGGCGCTTCTCGATCAACGATGCCTACTTCATCCCGGGAGTTCGATCAATCCCCGGAGCGATCAGTGACTTCTCAAATGATGGCATACGCCTGCGCAGCAACGATGGATCAGCTTATTTCTGGATCCACGACAACAAGGCTCTGGAGATTGGCGGCGTTTCGCTCAACGTGAAGTGTCCAGCCAACTTTGAACAGGCCGTCACCACTGCGACCACGATCCATAACCAGGGTGTGAACATCGGCAGAACGCACACCCATAACGGTGTTCAGTCAGGAAGCGGGAACTCTGGAGTAGTGAACCCATGACGGTACGAAAACTGGACGCCGCCGGCGACCTTGCGCTGGGCCCGCAGGAATTCCTTACAGGCTACACCGCCGAGGAAGTCGCGCAGAACGTGGTTACCCGACTCAAGTTCTTCCTGGGTGAATGGTTTCTTGATACCACTGACGGCACTGACTGGTTCGGCAGCGTGCTGGGCAAGGGGTCCGTTCTGGCGTCTCGCGAGTCAGTGATTCGTCGTCGCATCCTATTAACACCTGGTTGTGCGGGAATGACGGCCTTCAGCCTCACCACGGACATTGCCACGCGCGAGCTCAACGTCACCGCGTCAATCGTCAGCACTTCAGGCGATAACGCAGAAATCAATTTTGTTCAGGCGATCGTCTAATGGCTCAAATAACAGATCAAGGAATCACCGGACGCTCGCTGAATGAGTACCTGGGCGATCTTAAGGAAAAGACGCTTGCGATCGATCCAGAATGGAATATCGATGCGGATAGTCCGGACGGGCAGCGCATCGGGATCGAAGCCGAGATACTGGCAAACCTGGATGAGGCCGTAGTCGCCGCTTATCGCAGCAAAGATCCTGACAGCGCTACAGGGGAGGCATTGCGTGATATCGGCAAGATATCAGGGGTTCCCATTCGGGATGCAACGTACTCGATTGCGCCCGTCACTCTTTCAGGTCAATCAGGGTCGGCAATCCCTGCTGGCTCTCAGATCAGGAGCCGTATCGATAACACGCTATGGCTTACCACGGCATCTATCGTCATTGGCATTAGTCAGACAGGAACCGGTTTTGCTACCTGCTCTACCCCTGGCCGGATTTTGGCCTCGCCTGGCGAGCTGACCATCATTGGTACGCCTATCGGTGGTTGGTCATCCGTCACCAATGGAGAGGCGGCGCCTGGAGAGAACGCAGAGAGCGATGAAGACTTTCGAATCCGTCGAACCAACGCAGTTTCCAGGGCCGGCAGCAACATGCGGGACAACATGGAGGCCAACATCGCTAGCGTCACTGGCGTCACTGACGTAAAGGTCCTGGAGAACAGCAGCGACTCTCCTTTCGACGTTGACGGAGTTCCCTATACCGGGATTGCCGTGATTGTTAACGGCGGCTCAGACGCCGACATCGGTCTGGCCATGTATCAGAAGCACAACCCAGGCACGCCAATGCTCCCGCGCTACAGTGCCAAGACCGACACCTGGATTGATGCCCCTGGAGCGAATGGAGTCAAGGTGGACGTTGTATCGCCCGTTACCGGCAATAAAGCTGTAATGACCTTTCAGCGAGTTACAGGGTTGCCGATCTTCGTGGCTATTTCCATTCAGAAAGAAGGCGACCTTCCTAGCGATATCGAAACCCAGATCAAGAACGCTATTGTCGCTGACTCAACGCGAAGCCTGTTCAACGGTGAAACCACCACAGGCTTCAACAAAGGCGGTTATGACATTGGTGAAAAGGTAGTCCCAGGCCGTCTGTACACCCCGGTGAACAAGATTCTCGGGAAGTACGGCGATAGCTACGTGACGCCGCCACTTACTATTGGCCTGAGCGCCGGCGCCCAGGGCCTTACGCCGATTCAGCCGACAATCGCGCAGATCGCCACTTTTGATGCCGACAATATCGCGGTTACGGTGATTCCATGAGAATGAATCATGTTGAAAGAGCCGAGTCGAGAATCATCAACGAGTATCGCGATAAGAGCCGAATGGTTCGGTGGCTGACAATCACTCCAGAGATCGCAAATCAACATCTCGAAGCGCCATTGGATGTGATCTACGGCAGCTATGACGTGGATACGGTCTCGGGCGAAATGCTTGACGTGATAGGGAGAATTGTTGGGGTTGACCGTCCGATTCTACGGGGAGCCGAGTTTGATGTTTTCGGGTATGCCGGCAATGACAGTTATACCAATTACAACATCGCTCCCTATATCGGCGATGGGGAAGCCTTTGATGCCCCGCTGAATAACGATCTCTACCGAAAGCTGATAAAGGCAAAGATTGCCAGAAACATAAGCGACGGAACCGCTGACAGCATTATCCAGCTGCTGGAAATCATCATCGATACAAAGGTAACTGCCCTGGTAGATAACGGCGATAAGTCGTTCGATATTGGCGTAGCAACCCAGCTGGATAACACCACGCTCTACCTCATCCAAAATTTCGATCTGGTCCCGAGGCCGCAGGGCACAAGAATCGGCCAGGTGTTCGTTCTTCCAGTAAACATCACCGAAATTGAGCATGCGTCAGGGCGCATCTACGAGTACGGAAACTTTACTCTTCCCGGAGATTTAGCCTAATGCCAAGACAGCCTTTCAATACGCGCTGGGCGCAAGGTGTTGAGTCAGAAGACAACCTGAACACCTTCAAAGACCCTGGGTCAGTACGCATCAGCACTGGCTGGGAGGGCGGACAAGACAAGGATGCCCCACCTGCAGGGCACGAAAACTATTGGCACAACCGCGTTGACTCTGCTTTGCAGGGCTTGGAGCGGATGGGCGTCATGCCGTTCCACCATCAGGCGGTTTATTCCGCTGGTGCACCAACTTATGCATCAGATGGCAACTATTACGAAAGCATTGCCTCGGGGAATACCGGGAATGACCCTGTAAGCACTTCCGGGTTCTGGAGGTTTGTCGGCTCATCGTTCTTTTCAGGGGCGGACCCAGGCGACCTGAAAACGGTGGCTCACAACAATCCACCGTCAGCTGGGTGGCTGAAGTGCAACGGAGCCGTAGTACTTCGTGCTTCTTACCCGCGTCTTTTTGATCAAATCGGGACAACCTGGAACACCGGCGGTGAGAGCTCCCTACAGTTTCGACTTCCTGATTTTCGCGGGGAGTTTCTTCGCGTCTTTGACGATGGAAAAGGAGTTGACCCATCCAGGGTTTTTGGATCATTCCAGAGTTTCGAGGTTCAGGCTCACTCACATGGCAACGTGCCATTGAGAGTGAATGACATCGACAGGGGGATGGGCAATGCAAGCCTTTTCTCCATAGATGACATTGGCTTGACCGGAACCACTGGTGGATCTGAAACGCGCCCAAGAAACAAAACCGTGAACTGCTGGATTAGATACTGATGGCTACTCAACCAAGAGATTCACAAAAGATCGTCTACCAGACCGACTCCGACCAATTCTATGTCGGCGAAACAGTGGCAGACCCAGACCCTCAAAACCCGGGCCACTGGCTTCTGCCGGCCGGCTGCGTAGAAATGAAACCACCACCTTTTACCGGTAGCAATCGCCCTCAATGGGCCGGCTACAAGTGGAAGATAACCAGTATGTAGGTGAAGCATGGAACGTAAGCGCAAGCGCCACTTCAGCGACAAGATGGAAAAGTTCTGTCTTGCCTATGTCGAGACGGCCAACGCCGCTGAGTCCTACCGCCGCTCCTACAACACCGCCAGCATGGCCGAGAAGACCATCCAAAGGGAGGGGTGGAACGTCTTGCAGAAGGCGCAAGTTCAGGCCCGGCTTGCCGAGCTAAGGGAAGATGTAATGGACAGGCACCAGATCACAGTCGACACCTTGTTGGCCGAGCTTGAAGAGGCTCGAGCCGCTGCACTTGGAGCTGAAACCCCGCAAACATCTGCCGCCGTAAGCGCCACCATGGGCAAGGCAAAGCTGTTGGGCCTGGACAAGAAGATCGTTGAAATCACCGGAAAGAATGGCGGCGACATCAAGACCACTTCCACGGTCACGGTGTCTGAAAAGGTCATGAACTCAATTATTGACCGCCTATGAGTGACCTGCTCGATTGGGATTCAATGAGCAGCGAAGAAAAGCAAGCAGCAAAGTTAGTAAGCGAACACTCGCCGCTTGCCTTCATGCGCGTCTGGTTTCAACTCAACCAAGGAATGAAGTTCCTCTGTAACTGGCACCACCGCTACATGGACCACACGGCCCGCCAGGTCTTGTCTGGTCAACTCAAGAACGTCGTTTTCAACATGCCCCCTGGCGGCACCAAGACTGAATACTGGTCTATCCACCTGCCGGCCTACGTGATGACCAGGTTCGAGCGTACGCGAAACCTCAGTGTTTCCTACTCGAAGTCACTGGTCGAAGAGAACTCAAACCGCATCAAGTCGATAATAACCAGCTCTGAATATCAGGATTTGTGGCCCTGCGACCTCGGCAAGGCCGATGTGGCCAACTGGATCATCACCGACCAGGACGGCCGCAACAAACACCAGATATTCAGCCGCTCCACTGGGGGCCAGATCACCGGTGTTCGTGGCGGTTACATATCCAAGGGCTTTACAGGGTTCGTCAACTTGGACGACCCAGAGAAGGCCGACAGTGCGTTCAGCGCGACTATGCGCGCCAAGGCCCAGCGCATTGTCACCAATACCCTGCGCAGTCGAAGGGCCTCACCAGATACCCCTGTCATCTGCACCCAGCAACGCCTGCACACGGACGATGTGTCTGGATTCCTGCTCAAGGGCGGCATGGGTCTGGACTTCGCGCACATCAAGGTTCCGGCACTGGTAACGCGGGATTACATCGCTAGCTTGCCTGCGGAGATCCGTGAACACGCCGAGCGTGACGTTTTCGGAGGTCCGTCCATCGTCCGTGGCGGCGTTGAGTACTGGTCCTACTGGCCAGCCAAGGAGTCCGTTACTGACCTCATGGCGTTGTGGGATCGAGACCCATACACAATGGTCAGCCAGTACCAGCAAGAGCCCGTGGCACTGACTGGCGGCATGATCGATGCCGACTGGTTTAAGACATACGAGCAGTTGCCGTTTCTGGTTTGGCGCGGCGTGTACGCAGACACCGCACAGAAAACCGGCGAGCAGCACGACTTTTCCGTCTTCAATCACTGCGGCCTGGGCGTCGACGGAAACCTCTACTTAATCGATGTGCATCGCGGCAAATGGGACGCTGGAGATCTTGAAGCGGAAGCGCTGCGAGTGTGGCAAAAGTGGAAGGACTGGGACCCGTTCCGCCCGGCGGCCCTTCGCTACATGCGCGTCGAGGACAAATCTTCTGGCACCGGACTGATCCAGACCATCAGTAAGAAGGGCGCGATACCGATCGAGCCTCAGCCTCGTGGGCCGGCGGCGAACAAGGTAACTCGGTGCATGGACACGGTGCCATGGCTAAAGTCCGGTCGAGTGTTCGTGCCAGCGATCTATGACGATCAAGGCCGAAAGATAGAGCACGTCAAGGACCACCGCGGTGAGATTGTTGCTTCCACGGACTGGGTAACACCATTCCTCACCGAAGCATCGGCCTTCACTGCTGACGACACCCACGACTTCGACGACCAAGTGGACACCCTGTTCGACGCGGTCGCCGACATGCTCATCAGTAACAACGGCGACTTCTTCTCCGGCAACTGGCTTTAACCCCAACCCCTGACACGCCCCAACTTTCGTTGGCCGAACCCGGCTGCGCTCATTAAACACGCCCCAAGGAAACGACATGACTGACCAGGCTCAGCGTCTTGAGATCGCCACAGTTCGCGCGGAGATCGGCAGCAACATCACCTACCGATTCAATAATGACGCAATTGATGCAGGCGGAATCCCAACCGAATCGGGTGATATCAAAAACCTGAAGCTGATTATCAAGGAGATTGAAGATAAGGCCAGCGTATCCACCTCGATCTATACGACAGTCGCGGCAGGCCTGGCTGCTACATCTGAGGGCGGCATGTTTCTTGTGCAGTCCGATGAAGACGATGAGGTCTACGTCGTATGGAGAAAGGTCGGTGGTGTCGCGGTGGACACCGGTAAGCGCGCTCTCTCGTCTCAGGCGGCAGAAGATGCTGTTAACGCGGCCCAGGACAGCGCAGACGCAGCAGAAGCATCTGCCCTGGCTGCCCATGAATCTGCGATCAATAGTGCGCGCGCAGTCGACAGCATTGCTGCTCTTAAGGCGCTGGACTCCTCAAACATCCAGCGAGCTACTGTGATTGGCTATTACGCCAAGGGCGATGGAGGCGGCGGTGTCTATTACGCAGACCTGACTGATACCACTACGGCCGACAACGGCGGCACAGTGATCGTGGCCGCCGATGGAGCCCGCTGGAAGTTGGCGACTACCGATGTGGTCGATATCCGGCAGTTTGGCGCCAGAAATGGATCGGCCACTTCTTCCAGCCCTCAAGCCCAAAAGGCATTCGACGACGGCGGGACCAAGAGCGCCGCCGATGGCGTGTACCTGCTGGGCTCTACCGTCTCGTATGACCATTCAGCGGTGGACTTTCCGCACACTGGTGAGCCATCTAAGCGCCTGACATTCCTCGGAAACTCCCTTGGCAACACGATATTTGAGGTTGCGCCCGGAGTCCCTATTGGGTTTCAACTCAAAGGCGGTATTTCTGCGGGAAGCCAGGGCGGATGGGGGTACAGCCGATTCGGGAACCTTTCGATTATCGGTAAGGCGCGGAGCATGGTGCCGGCTGAGCGCATCGGTGCAGGGATTGATCATAAGTCGCTTGGCTACGATCACCTGTCGAACATCTCCGTTCAGCACATGGATACTGGTTTCAGCATTCGCGACTGCCTTAGTGACGAGTACACCAATCTATACGCACGCGAGAACAACATAGGTCTTGCTGTAGCCAGGTCAGTAGTGGGTGGCACGCTACCTAATGCGATGATCTTTTCGAAGATAGTGGCTACTGGAAATAGTACCACTGGCGTTTACTTTGATCTTATGGGCGCCGGTAACTCTTGGACTGGTGGCAGCATCGAGGGGAACGGAACACCAGGTAGCTCTAGCTCGTTTGGCTTCAAGGCGAACCTTCTCGGGGATAACGGCCTAGCCTGTCTCGATATGAGCTCTGGATACTTTGAAAGTAACGCTGGCGTATCCGATCTCGACCTGGACAACGTTGGTACTGCTCCAGTTCTGGTAATCGTACGTAATACTCAATTCCACCGACTTTCTAACGCTCATTTTACTACTTGCAACATTCGCCTTCGGTCTTCGGGCGGTGGTTCGCTTACCCTTATCCTTCAGGGCTGCGGATTTGTAAGTGGTGGAGACTATGTTCCAAGCCCAACTCGACCTTTTATTGATTCAGGTGCTAACTGCAAGGTCGTTGGGTGGGACACTTGCACGACGAATGAAGTGGTATCTGTAGGGAATGGTTTCAACTCGGCAGCAAGCGCAATAGTAAGCGGCTCTGCTACTGGAGCCGGAACGATTATAAATGCACCATTCAATACATTCCTCACCAGAATCAACCCTGGGGAATATAAAATGTCTACGCCAAATGGCTACGCCAGCACAACGGATGGCTATATTCCTACCGTGGTGCCAATAGGTCTTGTAGCCGACGTTCGTCTTGCCTATATCACAAGGAACAGCGCCAATGAGTTCCAGTTTGCATTCAGGGGGCCGACGACGACCCCATATCAAGATAGTGATTTTATGTTCACGGTCACCAAGGCTAGGTAACTCATAGGGGAGTTTTCGGATACATTATAGAGGCGCACCAGATTGTGCTGCGCTTCTCAACCCTATTTACTATGTTCCGAAAACCGAAAACCCGATCAGGGCGCAAATTAAAATCGCGAAGGTTGAAAGCATAATCGCCTTTGTAAGACGAATAAGTTTTCGGTCGGTTGATGGAGTTACAGGGGTTACCATGTGGAACGATGACGGGCGTTTTCTAGCGGTCATGATTCTTTCTCTGTGATAGAGGGGCGGTCAGCAATCCTGCGGCGCTTTCCATTTTTTGCCCTTCGCAGTCTCTTTTTAATTGAGTGCAGCAATGGAGGGGAGGCGAAGAAAAGAATGTAAGCCGATAGAAAAATAACCAGTCCATCGGGCCATGCATCAGACCTCATCCCAAAATATTTTAGGAGCAGATCCGCAAGAATTAATATAACAGCAACGAATGCAGCTATCGCTGAAATGATGAAAATGCTTAGAAGTCGTTCATTCACCTATAGGGCCGCCTCTCGAAATAAATCTCATGTCGTTCCTCCTATCATGATCCTAGATAGCCCAATTCCCCCTAGTGGGAACTGGGCCAAAACCGGCTGCTGGGCTCTAAAATCGATCGCAGCTCGTGTCATCTAATGACACAAAGCGTTGCTTGGGTCCACCACTGAAAGGGACGTTTGTTGGAACTGCATAACCTATCCGGTGATAGGGTGGTTCTAAGCCTGTCCGTCTCGTTTGTTTACAAGATCTCGGCCTCGTCCTATGCGCAGTAATTTTGAAATTGAGTTTCGTAGTCTGTTGTCGAAGAATCCGAGTAACCGGCGTCCTTTTTCCTCGGGGCGACCACTAAAAGAAGTTACATGAAAGTAGCTAGTGTCGTCCGGGGACTGCTCAGAAAAATAATAATTTGATACGCAGCACCGTACGGAGTCTGCTGTCACGCTGCTTACTGAGTGCCAAGAGTCCTTATTAGTTTCCATTACAACAAAACGATTGAATTTAGAAACTATGGTTTTTTGTTTTTTGACTTCGTGGTCCCAAAGCTCAAAATTACCGCCGTTTTCTAGTTTCCAGTCGGGCGCAACGTAATAAAGTAGGTTTAGGCGGCGATATAGATCGCGGCTTGCGCCATGACTGTTATCAATATGGGGGTTTAAGAAGTCTCCCTTGAACATCATTGATAAGCCTCCGGCGTAGAGGCTAGGGTCAGGAACTATTTGCTGAAGCCCAACCAATTCAGCAACTTTTTCCACGACCCTTGGATCTTGCATCGCATAGGTGACGGCAGTCAGAATTGAAGGGTGTTGCGACAAGTCGGTCAATGTTTTTTTCTGCTCGCGGAAGGACGCGCGGTCGAAAAAACCTTCTGCATTGCGAGGAAAGGCGTCATAGATAGCTTGTGCCGTTTCCGGCGGAAGAAGGTCGTCGATTACAAAATATCGAGTATGGGTGTCTACGGGATTGGCCCATTCCTCTTTAATTTTTGGAGCGAGTGTGTCAAGGCGCGCCACAATGAGGGTGGCAATTTCAGATGGAGACATGCCGTATATATCCGTTGATTATAGGGGTTTCGTGAAGTTCACAGGAGGTGTAGCGCGACCGCCGTGTCACTGCTGATGCGCGGTTGTCATTCATTCTCGACGCGGTGATTCTACAAGCGAACGCCTGGCGTGTCAGGATCGAACGTCAGATAAGTGATAACCGCCACGTTTGAGATTTTGTGCCCGCCTTGAGCGGGTTTCTTTTTGCCTGGAGAAAAGCATGCCGATCACCGAGCAGCAGTTGTTGCGCATCCTCCCGAACGCCGGCCGCCAAGCTGGCGTTTTTGCATCTGCGCTGAGCCTGGCCATGGAGCGGTACCAGATCAACACAAAGCTGCGAATGGCGGCTTTCATTGCCCAGGTCGGGCATGAGTCGGGACAGTTCCGATACGTGCGCGAGTTGGGCGGCGACCAGTACCTGAGCAAGTACGACACCGGCACCCTGGCCAAGCGCCTTGGCAATACGCCAGAGGCAGACGGTGACGGGCAGAAGTACCGCGGGCGCGGGCTGATCCAGATCACTGGGCGCGACAACTACCTGGCGTGCAGCAAGGCGATCTTCGGTGATGACCGTCTTCTGCGCACACCTGAGCTTCTTGAGCAGGCAGAGTGGGCGGCCAAGTCTGCGGCCTGGTTCTGGAACTCCCGCGACCTGAACAAACTGGCTGACTCGGGTTCATTCGAGATGATCACGCGGCGAATTAATGGGGGAGTCAACGGCCTGGCCGAGCGCGTTTCCTTCTATAACACTGCGCTGAAGGTTCTGGCATGAACGCTCTCTGGCTGCGGATCCTTCCTTATATAGCAGCGGTGGCCGTCGTCCTGGCTGGACTGTTCCTTGCCTACAGTCACGGCCAGTCGGTCACCAATGAAGAGTGGCAGGCCAAGTGGAACGCCCGGGACGCCCGGGACGCAGACGCGAAGGCCCTCAACGAATCCACCGAGCGCGCCAAAGAGCAGGCCCGGCAACAGACAATCAACAAGGTGATCCAGGATGGCCAGAAAGTCATTGACCAAGCATATGCTGATGCTAACTCTTCTCGCGATGATCGCAGCTTGCGGGACGCAGCCGACGCAACTGCCGGTAGAGTCGCAGCCAGTCAAGCCGGCGGCCATTCCTGCACTGCCGCCGCAAGCCAGGCAGCTACCCGCGCCGTCATGGTGTTTGCCGACGTGCTCAAGCGCGCTGATCAAAGAGCGGGAGACTTGGCGGCAGATGCTGATCAAAGCCGAGGCCGCGGAGTGACGTGCGAGCGGGCCTATGATGGGTTGGGTGGTTGAAGTAGTTCTGCGCTCACCAGATCAGCCCACTCCTGCATCATTTCACGTCGCTGCTCAATATAGGCCGCGTGGTTGTATACGTCCCTTATGAAGCTGCTATCGGCGTGAGCAAGCTGCCTCTCAATCCAGTCCCTGTTGTATCCGCGCCCGTTCATCTCGGTGGAGAATAGGTGGCGGAAGCCGTGCGGGGACTGCTTCCCCGTAAGCCCGCACGTCACCATGACGTTGCTTGCATAGTTGATGCCGATCGGGGCTGTAGAGTCGCTTCTGTTGGTGAAGACGTATCGAAGATTGCCAGATATTGGAAGCATTCCCCTCAGGAGTTCAACGGCCTGGGTCGATAGCGGTACCGCATGTTCGCGGCGAGCCTTCATTTTTTGCGCCGGGGTTATCCAGGTCGCAGCATCAAGGTCGATTTCAGACCACTCAATCTGCCTGACCTCGCCCGGGCGAGACGCGGTGTAGATCATGAGCATTACCGCAGATCGGAGCTGATAGCTCGTAATGTTCTGTTGAATGGCCGCAATGGTCTTAGGTAGCTCGCTCATCGGCAGGAATGGGTGGTGGCTGCTCTGCGCGCCCTTTTCGGTTACAGCATGCATTTCAGCGGTTGGGTTCGACTCTATGATCCCCGTTGCAATGGCGTAGCTGAAAACCTGGCCCATGCGCTGCCGGGCCTTCACCGCGGTAACGACTGAGCCGCGCTTTTCAATCTTTCGTATCAGGCTGATCACATCTGATCGCTTGATAGAGTCGATCTGTCGGCTACCGAAGACCGGAAGCACATCCAACTCCATCAGGTTGCTGATAATTCGATAGGTGCCTGGGGAGATACTTCCCTTTCTGAAGGCCAACCATTCATCGTAGATCCTGCGGAACGTTCGACTGCCGGCCTCAATCAACCCCGCCTTCTTTTCCTTCCTCGATTCACGCGGATCAATTCCGCGTGCAATATCTTCCCGCGCCTCATCTCTTCGTGAGCGCGCGTCCTTTAGGCCCGTGTCCGGGTATGTCCCAAAAGAAATCCTCGCCTGCTTGCCAAGCCATGTGAACCGAAAGTGCCAGCTCTTTATTCCGCTGGCGGCCACGTATAGGGATAGCCCGAGTGTGTCGGGGAGGGTGTACGCCTTGTCCTTTGGCTTTGCCTGCCTGGCTGCGGTATCCGTGAGAGCCACTAGTACATCCTCTGAAAAATATTCCCGATGTACTGGATGATGTACTAAGAAAATGCCAATGGGAAGGTATTGCGCGGTACGGAGTGGTACACGCATGTTTCATGCTTTGGGGGGATGGAGGGTGTTCGTGATACTGAGGGGTTTTAGGCGGTAGGCTACCGTGGAATCTTTGAAAATTTCCACGGTATGACCTGTAAGGCAGGAGTTTCTAGGGCGGTGTGCGGTTGTCAGTGTCGGGTGGGCGCTTGATGGGCCCAGGCGACCGACTTGGCGCGCATTCTAACCTGTTTTAAGGGCCGACCTGGTGGCGTGTATCAAGCGTGGTTATTCCTGGGACCACAACGTTGTACTCACCTTGACCCCGTCCCCACACGGCAGTGAGTACTGCGACCCTCGCCGCTGCAACTCTGCGAGTGCACGGGCACACTGCACCTGGCCTTGGGCCGCCGCGTTATCAATGCTGATGTTGCCGGTGGTTTCAGATACAAGGTCGCCGTTTTTCTCGACCCGGATCAATGGCCGCTCGGGCTTGATTTCAAACCGGCTTTTCGCCGGCTCGATGTTCAGTGCCAGGTCGGCAGGGGCGGCGGGCAATTGATCTTCGGTAACACCATACCGCTTGAGCAGCGAGAGATTGGGCAAGTCTTGTGCGCTTGCTGGGCCCACTGCCAGGAGCAGGAACAAACCAAGGCCATACAT